ATCTGCACCGAATAAAAGCAGCATTAAACAAAACATAGCTTATTATTAATAAAGTGTTGCACGTTCGTATAAACTTTGCGATATAATGCCATCTTTACAAAGTCCGTCTTTATATTCTCCGAAAGCTATATTAAAATCCAGTTTAAAAGAATGTTTCTTTTTGTTGGCTTCTCTTTCAAATTCGCCTCCGAACTCTTTGCAGAACTCCCAAAAAGATCGGCGTAACTCTTTTTGATTGGTTATCGTGTATTTTGCCATGGCTATTTCATTTTAAAAGTTATGCCAGCAGGCAACAAAGAACGGTTAACACTGGAAACAAATTTATTAAAATCGTTCTCCGTTACTTTTGTTTCGTAGTCTTTCCAATTAAAAACAAGCTCGTTACTATGATCGTAATATATCACATTATTAACTGATAACCCGGCATCAAGAACGGCCAACATAACCCGCTTTTCATTTTCGGCCTTTTGTTGTTTCTTTTTGCAATCGTTAATTATTTCAGCGCGTTTTTTCTCGTATGCTTTGCGCTTTTCTTCGTCTTTTCGCGCTTGTACAGCTTCAGGGCGATAATAACCATCGTTTATTCTGTTAGTTATAGTTGTACGTTCTTCGTCCGTCAATTTCAAAGTAAAACGTTCGTTTTCCGGCTTATATGGGTTTTCCCATGTTTGCCCGGTTAACTCTTCCAGCTTTTTTAAAGCCTCGTTAGATTCTCTTTTCCAGCGTTCAACGATACCGAGCATATAAAGGAGGTATTTAAAGTATTGTTTATCTTCTGCCTGTTGAAGCAAATCATATTCCGTTTCCGTGATACGCAAATAGTTAATTGCAGTTTCTTTGCTGCTGTTCGTAATATGGTAAAACCCGTTTTCAACTGGGTACATTGGCGCGCCGTAATGATTAGACAAATGAAGATCAACGAACATTTTAAACTGTGGGAAACGCTTTAGTATTTCTTCATGACAGCAACCACCAGCACACCAAACGAAACGCCCGTTTTTGCGTTGTTCGTAAATATCCGCCGTTATACTCCAATCGCATATATTATTTTTGCAATCATCAGCCAGTAATATTTTAACATTGATTTCAAAGGTTGTCCCGGCTTGAATATATCTTTTTGATACTGTGTAACAAAGTCTATTTGTAGTAGTCATAATACAAAGTTTTAAAGGGTGAATAATGAAAAGTAAGAAGTAACCCGGAGCCATGACAGCCCCGGAAAAATAGTTATTATTAGAATTTAGAAAGATATTCCACGCATCCGATAATATAGGCCGCGTGTTCTCTTGCCGCTTGTTCTTTTTCTTGCTTGGTTGCGGTCTTATGATCCTGATCGGAAAGCATTTTAGCCGCCATCCGGACGATCTTTTTCATAGTGGAACAGTTTGCAAGATATTCAACGGAAGGAGTTAAGCCGCGGTTTACTTTTTTCAAAAGTGCATTTTGCAGCCATTCAGTAAGCGCGTAAATATCGCGAGAATTGCGAATGTAGATAATTAATAAATCTGTGTTCATAACGCAAAAATTAAAGGGTGAAACTTGGTTTGTCTTTGTTTTTCCCTTAACTTTGCGTTATCACTGTGGAAGGTGATCCGATAAACGCAAAGTTTAAAGGGAGGCCGGGAAGAGTCGCCAAACTCGACCCGGTTTTTTATTAATACGAAATCTTTTGAATGCGATCAAAAGGAATTAATAACGCTATGTGCTTATCCTGATAGTGAATCAATTCAAAACTATTTGCCGTTGATAGTCTTATAATAGCGGCTTTTTTCGCTGTTTCTTGAAACACATCAAAATGAACCTTCAAACGGTTGCAACAGTTTGTGCCCTCTGGGGCTACATGTACGGCGTTTAACGTTACATTTTTGTTTTGTAAGTTTAGTAATACTTCCATGATCTTATATTTTAAATTAAACATTCAACCAAAGAAGAAGTAAAAACGGGAAAGTGTGGAAGACGTTAACCGTTTATCTCCTTTTCTGTATTACAAAGATACGAATAATATTTGTAATACAAAACAAAATGTATCTTTATTTTTAAGGAAACACTCCATTTTTGCATTTATTAATACTTGTATAATATATTGATTATCAGTATATTATGTAACAACAAGGGAATAAATATAAAGCATTTAAGAAGTAAGGAAATATTTATAGATGTAAACATCTAAATATGCTTATTTGCTTTATTTATAGCCTTTGTTTAACTTTGTAGCAAGTTACAGAGCGCGAGACGCCAATATAATAAACCCTTTTATATCGTTTTATATGGTGTATAGTAAGCGCGTAACAGATTTACAGCAAATTTATCAATTAAACCCGGATGATGTTTTCTTTTGTATGCTTGTAGCATCCGGCGCCAGTCGTGGCGAAGCATACGCAACTATATTTAGGCCACGATCAACCAAAATAGAAACGGCGCAACGCGGAGCCGCCCAGCTTGCAAAGGATAAACCCGGCATTAATAAATTGATACGGTCTTTTGAAGATAACCGCGCCGCCTTCCTTCCTGACAATGATAGCACCAAAAGCAAGAAGAAAAAGAAAAACACAGAAGCAGAAGAGGAAGAAAAAGCCGGGAATGTTGTACAATACCGGGATAAAGACGCGGTTTTATCAGGTCTCGAACAAACCCTACCTTATTTAAAGGGAAAAGATCGCGCGGATGTATTAATGAAAATAGCCGATTTACAACAGATGAAGAAGGACGAAAATACAGAAGAAGAGGAAACAGTACATTATTATCTACCTTTGCAATGTTATAGATGTAGCCTTTTTATAGCTGATCGAGCAAAACGGAAAGCAGAAGAAGCGGAAAAGCCGGATTATATTTAATATTATAGGTATAATATAAAGAGAATCAAGACAAAACGCGGCTTTTCTCCTTCTTTGCCGGTTAACTGGATAATGAAAGCAGGGAGGGCACCCCCCCCCGGCTACCCAAGACACCAAGCATGTTTCAATCCCGGTCAAGATTTTTATTTTTTTTCTTTTTTGGAGCCAATAATGGATGTTTTTAAGGCTTTTCCAATGATAAATTACAAAAGTGAATGTCCGATGTATAGTTTTACTTCTGAAAATGTATAGTACATGTATAGTTTACTTCATAACTATACATGTGTAAATCATTCATTATTAGGTCAATGGAAATTTAATGTATAGTATGTATAGTTTATATGTAAATTGCGTATGGAAAAAAATATATAATATATGGTTTGCATAAAAAACTATACATACTATGCACTATTTTTCCATTGATTTGTATTTCAATATGTTATATATGTATAGTTGCCTTTAAAACCCTACATAAACCATACATATCAGAGAGAATGTTTCATCTGTATTTTCTATTGAAATAGAGCCGTTTTCCTTTGTTTATCAATATTTTGCGATTATTGATATTGAATGATGAAACCAATAAAAATATGACAAAAAAGACTTCAAAAAAAAGCGTATTTATTCTATATTTAAGTAGAAAATAATAGCTTTTATGCGGTATTTATGTAGAAAATAAGCTATATTTGTGGCATAAAAACACTTGAAAAATAGTATAAAAACAGTAGAAATGCTTTGTTTTCGGGTATAAAAATGATGATATGAATAAGTTTGAGTCTATATTGTTTGATTATGGGCGATACGTTTTTGTTTCTGTGTTCAGAAAAGCGCAGGAAGAGGAAAGATATGAAGATTGTGCGGTGATGCGAGATATTATGCAAAAATATCATATACCTTGTGACACGTCTTTAGAGGATTGGCGTGCTGATTTGTGGCGATGCGGATATTTAGGTGATGTTGCCATAAATAACTTGTCAGCATATATGGTTGAGGCTTTAACTCGTGCCGGATATTCAAATTCATAGATTGTACATGGAGAAGGGAAAGTATAGGGAGTTGTTGAATGAGGTCTTTGGACTTATGAAAGGCGAGAAACTGGATGCTGCCTTACAAGAGTCCAAGAGTGCAGCTCGTGTTGATGCTGTGCAGGACTTAATGCGTGCAGCCATTATACGATCTTCGATTTGTAAATTCAATGGTACGCCTTACTATTTCAGTGGCCGGATATATGAAGAGATGGCATGGGATGATTTTGGCAACCTGATATATGACTTGATGCGTAAATGCAAGATGCCCAATGGCGATTATTCTCGCGTGGAAGGCGTATTGAAAGTCTGTAAGCGTGTAGTGGCAGGAAAAGCCTTGAAACCTGATAATGCTATTGTGGTATTTAACAATTGCGTGTTTGATATGAGTGCTCGCCGTGCGCATTCTTTCAACCGCCGTTGGGTACAGACCACATGCGTTCCCTATGACTACAAGCCGGAAGAACATGTCTTTCTTTGGAGAATGTTTTTGGATGAAGTTTTGCCGGACAAAAACATGCAAAAAGTTTTGCAGGAATTTCTTGGAAGTATTTTCGTTGACCGGCGTGTGGCGAAAATGGAAACAATGCTTGTTCTTCGTGGCTCCGGTTCCAATGGAAAAAGTGTGGTTTTTGAAACAATCATGGGCATACTTGGCCGGGAGAATGTCAGCAATTTCGGTATAGGTGCATTGATTACTGGAAATGAAAGAAAAAAGAATATCGCTTTCATCAATGGCAAGCGGTTGAACTACTGTTCTGAAATACAAGCGTTAGAGTTTGGTAAGGATAGTGACACGTTGAAAAGTCTTATTAGTGGTGAGCCTACCGAAGCCCGGCCTATTTATGGTGACAACTTTACTGCTTACAATATTCCCTTGTTGATGGCAAATGCCAACCAAATGCCATATTTGAAAGATTGGAGCTATGGAATGAGACGGCGTATTTGCATTATTCCTTTTGAAGTGGAGATACCCAAAGCCCGGCAGAAAAAAGAACTGTCACGGGATTTGGAAGCCGAATACCCGGCTATATTCAACTGGATATTGGAAGGTCGTGACCGTTTTATCGCCAATGGTTATAAGTTGACGGACAGTAAGGAACTTGAAAATGTCATGGATGAATATCAGTCGGAAAGTAGTACCGTAATGAAGTTCATGTATCAAATGAACTATCTGTGCCGATATGAGGAAATTGCCGATATTGAACCCAAATGGATGTCTTCGGCCATTCTGTACCGGAAATACTGCAAATGGTGTAAGGACAATAATGCCAAAGAAGAGAATGTGACAGTATTCGGACGTATTCTTTCGGAAGCCGGTTATCGCAAAAAAAGAACCCCGAACGGTCAGGTATATGGCTTATATGGAACAGCCTTGACGGAAAAACTCTATTATGAGAAACGGGAAGACCTACGGGGCAACTATAAGCAAAGGATCGCCAAACCGGTTTACAAAGATGGCAAACGATATGCCTATACCCATGAAGGACTTGCGGCCTGCTTGTCATTAAGCATTTATCAAGTCCAGCGTTTGTTCCGGGAGAAGAAACTGGAAGGGACGTACCACATGGAGAAAAGAACAACAGTTTTTGAATTGGACGCTGTGGAGAAGATTATCAAACAATTAAAAGTAAGAACCAAATAGTATGATCGCACCGGATGAATTTGCAGAGATTATTGAAAGAATTGATAACCTGCGGGGAGCATTGGAAATTCCTATGCCAGTTGAATTTCATATAAATCAAATGAAGCGTGAATTAAAAGAAGTATCGGACAAATTAAAACGGATTTACGTTGAGGAAGAAGATGAAAATCCGTGGGAGGAATAAGAATGGCAGTAAAATTTAGACATAAGGAAACGGGACTGTTCTTTTGCAGGGCAAAGGGATTATCACCTTCAATAAAAATGTATAACGAATTAGGAGAAGAAGCTATTTTCAGGAAAAGAAATCTTTCCAAGAGAGGAAGAATTTATGAGACGGCTACTGAAAATCAAAAAAGACTGTGGATTGGAGAAAAACATGCGGATGAATTTGAAATTGTAGATGTTTGATTATGAGTAGAAATTGGAAGGAAAAGGCTGCATATAGATATGTGCATTTGGGCATTCCAATTCCGACACATCTGTTTTGCATAAGGAAAAAATGGTGGAGGTATAACTTTGATATTGGAAAAATGCGCTATAAAAGGAAACAATATATTGAGAAACAATTAAATAAAGACATGTATGGGCAAAAAAACAAACGGTATTCAGGTAGGTAACTTTATTGTTACGAGAGATAATGGTAGTGAACATGACTGGATCAGCATTAAGGCAGTGTCAGGTTTTTGGAGTATGCGTTTTCGGGATGACAACGGAATGTTCTCTCGGATTCGGGAGTTAGCCAACAATAAGGAACTTCGAGAATATTTAGAAACATGGATCAAAGTATGTTTCCTTATCAGTAATGCAACTCCCGATGTTAAGTTTATGGAAGAATTTTTTAAAAGCTATTCTGATCTTACCGAACGGCTACGAAGCTTGCAGCAATCGGTATCACCGGAAGATGATGCCAAGATACTGGAAGAAGAAAGAAGCATGAATAGTATCAAGGAAGGTATTAAGGAGGAACGTAAAAATGAGGATACCGACTGATAAGGAAATTGAAGAGGCCAAAGAATATCTCCGTCAACGTCTGGATGTGGAGCTGTCCATGCGCACTAATCTTCAAATTGTGATGATCGAGGCGGCAAAACAAATTATAGATATTTCATACCGGTACAAGATCAGCCCTGAATTATTCCGTTTTGCAGCAAACAGACAGTTGCAGGAGGAAGTGGATGCCATAATTTTATCCCTTCTTGAAATAATTGAAGACTATACTTATACTTTGGCAGTAGCGACACATGAGGACAATAAGGATGTAATCATAACATATATAACGCGAGAATCATACGGCAAAACCTTCACACAACGCGCAAGAGAATATGTTGACCGGTTTTCAAAGGAGGTTGAAACGGCCATTGCCGCTGGATTACTACTGAACCTTTCCAAAGACAAACTACTTTCATCTATCAGGCAGTCGGTAAAAACGCCATTGCTTAATGAGCATATACAGAGAGCTATTTCAAAGGGTTATTCTATTATTTCAAGAATCGGTGTTCAGGAGTCTTTTGGAGTAGGACGTACTGTAAGCTCTTGGACTGCACTGTCAGATTTGACGGAGTATGCTGTGGCAGAGGGTTGGATGAAGCATTGGGAATTGCAAGCTAAAGCCAGTGGAGCCATAGGGTTCTTTGTCATGCGTGGCAGCTCCTATCCTTGTAACATTTGTGACGATGAAGTCGGATTTCATGTGGAATGGGACAAATTACCACCGTATCACGGCCATTGTAAATGCTTTGCTGTTCCCGTATCAGCAATATAATTATTTAATAGGTTAAATATCAGAATTATTATGTTTGGAATATCATTAATCAGCACAAAGAAACTCAATCATCTTGCATCAGAATGCAGCAAACTGGCTATTGCCAATGTTGAACTTTCAAAACAAAATGCGACACAATCCAAAACTATTATGGAACTTACTGGAGAAGTCCGGGTGCTAAACTCTAAAATCCTTCTGAATGAAAGTATCAATGATGATCTGCAAAAGAAGCTTAACCGGAAATATCCTCGAAAGCCTTATAATAAAAAATTGTATCGAAAGTAGTGTCATATTCAATTCATTCATTACATTTGCAATGTAGAAGTTGACTTGTTATAACACAAGCTTATCAACCAAGTTGTTGAAAAAGTAAAGCCTCTGTCTATTTTATGTAGGCAGAGGCGGCTTTTTCCGATGTATAGTTACATTGGATTCGGAGCGCGGAGTACGAGATTGCTTTCGCGCTCCGCGTTTTGGTACAGATCATTTTGCATTACCCTCTTTACTTTCATTTTTCTTGATTTTCAGTTGATATAGCAAGTCAGCTTGTTGCTGTTCCTTATATTCACGCATGATACGATCCCATTCATTGTTTTTCCCATAACCGGATTCTTCCGAACCGGTTTCTTTTGATAAAATACCGGCACCGACTAATTGTACCAAGTTCGATACCAATTCGGCTGCATTTTGGTGGACGTATGGAACCGCCCACGAAAAGATTTTCAAATTGAGGAATTTGGTAAGTTGGCCTTTTTCTGTTCCATATCCGTGCAGGAACAGCCGTTTCATTTTGTCTATTGATTCGTCAAATTCCTTGCAGTCAATCATGGCTTTTTCCAAAGATGGTGAATAGATCAGCTTGATAGCAACACCCGGCAAATCTCCTGACTTTACTTCGGGAGGCATGACAACAAAACTCCCCATAAAAATCATTTTAAGTAATGTATTAATTTGAAGTTCAAATGATTGTGATGCTTCGGGACGATTCATAAAGCCTGCATCATCATCCTTCCCCATAGTGATAGCTTTTACCGCACCATACATATCTCCCTGAATCTCAACATCTTCACCTTTAAGTAACATGATTGGAAATGCGTATGCCATATTGTTTTGACACAAATGGGAAATAGCCAGTTCGTACTTGTCGATATTATCTTGTGAAAAGCTCCAGCAGGCACCGTGTTTGTCCCGATAATATACAACCGGACATTCGGTAAATCCATGATCGTGTTCTTCCACTAATGTATATCCTTCAATACCGAAATACTGTTTCACTTTGTTTATTACTCCGGCTATTCCCCTTTTATCTTGACGGTAACGGTACATTTTTTTATTGTCCCACACTTCTACCCAAGAAATGAGTTCCTTTCCCTCTTCGTCATAGTCGCTGTATCGTCGGGCAAACAGTGTCATTTGACCGGTTATGGAATCGTAGTGAGGATAAAGAGTGTCACCATCAAAATAGGAGAGATTCTTGGTGAACACCTTGCCTTCATTCATATAGAATACGATTGCTGCATCTCCCGTTATTTTTACACTTTTGGCATATTCGTAAAATGCAATCTCCATATTCTTATCCAGCCACCCTTTTTGAAATTCGAGAAATATTTCCCGTGAACTTTCATCAACTTTGGTATCGGTCAGCTCATGATGAATGTCATTGCCACATAGATGTACAAGTTGTTGGATAGTGATTATCATCTGAAAGGGAAAAGAAGCACGGAATACTTTCTCCTGGAAGAACCGTTTCTTCTCTTCGTCATATTTCAGTCTGTCCGGGTAAAACAATTCCGAATTGATCTTGTGCCCTGAAGGATAAAACTCACGGATAAAATCAGCCTGCGAAATGAGCTGCCATGTCAGCCTATCACTGTTGTTTGTGAACGATGCGTTTCTTAAATCGCTCGTAATCCTGCCTTGCAAGTAACCTTCGGGAGTAACCCTTGCAAAAGGCTTTTTTGTAAGAATCTCTGCTATCATATTAATCCTAAACCTTTTATGTGTTTGCGTTTATGTTTAATTTCAAAAATCATTCGCATAAGCAATGCTTCTATGAAGTCGGGAGAATGGCCTACTAATTTTTTCATTATAATCTTCTTGATAATAGTCCAGCCTTTCTCTTCACTGTCTTCATCCTTTCGTATCGCTTTCCTTTCCTTGTCGAGAATCTGTCTAAGGGGAACTTTCTCAAACCCTTTGCCGGAGAACTTGCGTTCAAGAAGAGTCGGTTCAATGGAAATCTCCCGGTTGATAATTTTTTGTGCGAACAGATATGCCGCTTGTGATTTTAAATTCGTATAGATGTATTTGAATTTCTCTTCCACGGCTTCTTTGTTATTGAATGGGATTGCATTCGGGAAAAAACCTTTGAATATTTGTCCGAGTCCGTTAAGGTCATAGGTGAAGCATTCTTCCCTTACATGCCATTCTTCCAGCACCGCTTTTACGGTATCGACTGTTTTCTTGCTGTCAAGTTTGCAAACAAATATGTCTCTTATATGCCATCCTTCCCACAGCCACATGACAAGACTGTCGCCACCCTCAAATGCCGCATCACACGATACCCGGCGTATTCCATCACCTATCTGCATGGAATTGCGGTATAAGGCTTCCATGTGAGTCAGCTTTATTATATCATCTCCGGCAGCTTTGTATTTCCAGTTACCGTCAAGATCGCGTGCGCGTTGTTCGTCTGACTGGTTGACAAGGTTAGCCAAATAAGTCGGATCAGAAGACATCAGTTTTACATTATCGGAAAGTTTTGCTTCAATAAAAGTAACTGACTTGATAAACAGTTCTTGTGGTGTACCATATTGCTCATACTCCGGCTTCCAGTAGGCGTCTATAATATCCTTGCATTGCTCATATACTTCCTCACGGGTATCTCCCCAATATATACCTGAAACATTGTCCCCGTCCATAAAACAATACCGGACTCTGCCATCACGTTCCGGGATTGGAAGACCATCTTCTCCGATCCACCAGTCAATGAATTTTGCAACCCAGCTGTCAGGATCAGGGTTACATGTTCCGATAAAGCGGTTACGGATATGAAAGGCGTTACGGTTACAAGTGATAAGGTATTTGAATTTGAGATATTCCATGTGGGTTATTTCATCCACACCTATATATGCGAACTGTTTACCTTGAAAACGCTTTTTGAAATCGTCAAGTGTGTCAGCATGATAGCTGAATTTTAAAAATCCACCTTTATAGAAATTCCAGCGCATGTCGTTTTTGGACTTGTTGTATTCCCCAAAATCATCATATAAGGTGGATGATGTTTCTACCATATCAGAGAGATCGTCTATCTCATGCCGGAGAAGCACAGAACGGAAGTTTTTATTTTTTATATCTTTCAATGTTTCCATAAGAAGAGTAAAAGTTTTACTTCCTCCACGGCATCCCCCACAGATGGTAATATCAGCCGGGGTGGAGAGCATGTTTTCCTGCCCTCCACCTTGTGCGATTATCTTATTCGGATTAGGAATTTTCCTATCCGCGTCCCTTAACATTTGGATATATTCATAATCAAGCACCAAACTGGCATTAACCGTTTTTATTCCACTATATTTCTCCATAAAAAGAAAACCGATCCTCACATTACACATGTGGAGACCGGCCTATAAGCTCTGATTCTAATATTGCAGTACAAAAATACGCATAAAGAGTATTATTTTCTACATTTTAATAGAAAATAATATCAAAAATGTTTTGAGAAAAGAAATCCAGTACATATATTTGCAACGAAAACATGGAGCATGATAAAAATTAGTGCGGATAAAGATGCAGATCAAAGGGAAATATACAACAAGATAGTTTTATGTCCGATATGCGGTCAGAAACTAACTGATATAAGCTATGTCAATGGTGTTGTTATATTGAGAGTGAAGTGTCGTAGATGCAAGAACTACATAAATGTGGATATTGTGGGTACAAAGTAGTTTTCAGGATAATATCGCGGAGTGGAGCAGCTGGTAGCTCGTTGGGATCATAACCCAAAGGTCATTCGTTCGAGTCGAATCTCCGCAACAATAGTTGGAGTTGCCGCATTGTTTCTCCCTTCAATGTGGCGTATGGGGATAAAGGGAGAATATGGAAAGATGGCAGACGTGGTGTATGCGCCGGACTGAAAATCCGGTTAAGGTGATTCGATTTCATCTCTTTCCACAAAACCTATACGGTGTGGTTCAATTCCCACAGGTACGCTGAAATGGGGTATCGCAGGTTAGGTGAGTATAGGTATATTGTCCGGTTAGCTCAATTGGTAGAGCAATACACTGTTAATGTAAAGGTCGGTAGTTCGATTCTATCACCGGGCGCAATGAAGCGGAGATAGTTCAGTTGGAAGAACGTCAGATTCCAAACCTGATTGTCGGGGGTTCGAGTCCTTCTCTTCGCGCATATTGAGATATGGTGTAATGGCAACACAGCAGATTTTGGTTCTGCTATTCAAGGTTCAAATCCTTGTATCTCAACAAATGGCGTATTCGACTAACGGTTAGGTCGTCACCTTTTCACGGTGGAAACCAGAGTTCGATTCTCTGATACGCTACACAAAATGAATAACGTCCGAAGTACAAGGGAAATGCGGTGGTTTCACAGAGATGTCTTGTAGGCCGCATATTGGAAGTATGGGTGAGTGAACGATACCACCTCTTTGCTAAAGAGGCAAGCTGAAAGGCTTCGGAGGTTTGAATCCTTCTACTTCCGCAAAACGGGTAGTTACCGAAGTGGCAAACGGGATAGACTGTAAATCTATTGGCTTTCGTCTTCATTGGTTCGAGTCCAATACTGCCCACTATTAAATGAAAAATAAGACCAAAGAGTCAGATTGATGCAAAAAGCATTGTCTGACTCTTTTTTTATTCAACATAAACACAAAATAAACACGATGGAACAAGAAAAAATCTTATCCACATTAAGCGAGAAACTTGGAGAAACCAGTTTTTCACCGCAGACATTACAGACGTATATAGAACTTAATCCCATAGCCGAAGGTTCGGAGCCTGACGAGGCTTATTGGAACAAGGCTGTGAATTTTCTGAAAGGGATGCAAGGACAGTACAACCATGATGTCGCAACCAGAGTTGAGGACTTTAAGAAAAACTATAAGCCCCAACCGACTCCCCCGACACCTCCAACTCCACCGGTACCACCGAAAAACGATGATGAACTGGAGAAGAAACTGAAAGAACTGGAAGCACGTTTAGACGCGGAAGACAGCAAAAAGGTTCAAGCTGATTTGTTGAAGAAGGTTACGGCTGCAATGAAGGCCAAACAAGCGAATGATGATTATGTGTTGAGCAAGACCTTACAAGGGGTAACTTTCGATACCAAGAAAACTGTGGATGAACTGGTTACTGAATTTCTGCCGAAATATGATGCAGAATATAAAACGTGCAGGGGATATGGCACTGCCCCAAGAACTTCTGACGGTTCAGGTGGAACACAACACAATGCAGCCAGCAGATACTTTGAACGTAAAGGCAAGAAGGAAGGCTGGAAGAAGAATTGAAATTATTAACTCTAAAACAGTAAATGTATGGGAACAATGGGTAACACGTTTGATGTGAACACTGTGAAATACGGACATGCCCGTAAAGTGTGGCGTGAAATCCGTCACCGTTATCCGGGCGGTGGTATGGTGAGTAACATTTCCGATTGGGTTGCGGTTGGCAAGATTCCTGCCGGTACAGCAGTGAAGTTTGATCTTTCAGGCAAGACTTTTAAAGCCTATACGGACGAACAGATTAAGGCGGCTGAATCAGATATTACCACTCTTGGTATTAATGGCTATTTGCAAGAAGATGTTCTTGTAGCCAGTGAAAACACGAAGGCCAGTGGGACAGTAGTCTATGCCGGAGAGATTTATCAGTACATGTTTGACGAAAAAGTGGTTGCTATCCTGCAAAAGATTACTACACTTCCTCAAATTGTATGGGTGCAGTAGAAGAATTTGAAAATAACATTTAAAACACGACAATTGTATGAATACACTTCCTATTGATTTGTACAAGGTTATCGAATATGGGCTTGGTGGGGACACTTGGCAAGAATTTATTGACCGTTACAAGGAGAAGTATGACCTTCTCCAAATTGATGGTTTTGAATTTGAAGCAACCAAGTTGGATTATACTTTCTCCCAGCTTATTACGAGCCTCGGCGTTAAAACGCTGCCAGCTTACGTTGATCCGGAAAGTCCGGGCTATGAAGCTGCATTGGGAGAACTCGAAGGACGGACGGGTAACATCCCGACTCAAAAGAAGTTCTATCGTTTGAACCGTGTGACTGTAAGACAACAATTACAACTGTTGCAACGGGTAGGCATGTCCGCATTGACGGAAGAGATGCAGAATGTATTCTTGGGCTTGCTTGATGAAAGTGCTGACGGTCTTATCGGATCGTATTACAATGCGCTTACTCACCAGCGAATGAGAATTGTTTCCACGGGTAAGTTCACTATTGATACTGATAACAACCCACGTGGCTTGAAAGGTATCACTATTGATTTTAATATCCCTGAAAACCATTATCAAGTATTGACCGGTACAAGCCGTTGGTGGATTAAGGATGAACATATTCCGGCAAATCAAGGCTCTGCCTCTGATCCGATTATGGATATAAAGAACAGAGTGAAAGAGATTCGCCGTAAATATCATTATTTAGGCAAGATTAGGATGGAACTGGCGCAGGACTTGTGGGATGATTTAATGACTCATACCGCAGTTCTTAAACGTATCGGTCATTCCCTCTATCCGACTGTTACGGATGATAGTACAGTTATTGCCAATGCACAGAATGAAGATGAAGACCGGCTGAAAGCCATTTTCAAGAAATTGGTTAAGGTGGATGAAATCGTACCACGTGACAGCTATGCTTTTGTTGATAAACCCGGTAAGGATACGGACGGACAGCCTGATCTTATCACTGAACAAGTGGAAAATTTCAAGGCTACCAACATTGCATTCATACCGGTAGGTCAGATCGGTACCATTCAAGGTGTGGAACCTTTGACTTTGGGTTACGAGGCTAACAAGGTTGCTTCTTATGACGGTGGACGTTTGAAACTGACACAGAGAGCCAATCCTGAAACTCATTCAATTTATATTGAAAGTGAAGCTGCCCAAATGTGTGTACCGAGAATGCCGCAGTATATGTTTATCTCTACTGTGACCGTGTAAGTCTTAACTTCATGCAAGAATGAGTGAGGAACTTTTTCATACGGAAGATATGACCATTGAGGACTTTTTGAGTGGCGCAACCGCTTATGAAATAGCGGATAACGCCCTCAAAAGGGTTCTTGTCAAGCGGAAAATCGCTTTTGGAACAATGGTAAGTGAACTGACTGAAAGACAGCTTGATCTTGCCACTGCCGATATTTACATGTGGTGTGCAAGCACTCCAAGCAGTAAGAATGATACCGAAGACAGTGACGGGGGATGGAAGCATAAGGAAGGGGGTTGGCAGACCAGCGCATACGACAAGCGACAACTACGTGAAATGGCGAAAGAACTGTATGAAAAATGGGATGAAGAAGTTGTAAAGGGTAGTAAAATCAGAATTGTCAATTTTTGAGTATGAAAGTGAACAATCCACGGCATCCGCACAAATGTACTGTTTACCGAATTATAGGTGAGGATTCTTTCAGTGATGGTAAGAAAGTGATCTTGTATGAAGGTATATGCCGAAAGGAAGGTAGTACAAATTTGAGAACATTCAAAACTGATAATGTGATAAAAAGCGATTATCTGTTGAGCCTTCCCGAAATTGTTGAAGGGATATTGGCCGGTGATTTGATAGATGTTACGGACAGACAAGGCACTTTCACTCAATGTATGGTTACTGATAGCTATGCTGGAAATTTGGGAACAACTGTGTATTTCAATCTTGCAAAGAATTAACCTATGGATAACCGGAGTAATGACATATTGTTTGACGAAGGAATGAAAAAAGCAAAGGAACTTGTTTCAGGATATATCTTTGATGTCTTGATTAAATGTTGTGAAGACCTTATCCAAGATGCACTTGATAATAAGTCTGGCTTTCGGAATCTTACGGGTAATACAATAACCAGTTATGCGTGCGGATTATTCATGGACGGTAGATTTTCCTATTTCGTTTGTAGTGGTGATTCAATGAAACAGCCGGTGAGAGTGAAGCTGACTAAAGGTGAAACATTTGTAGGTGTCAGTTATGATAATCAGAGCAGACGTTTTACCGGAACGGTGGAAACTGATAAGGGGTATGGTGAAGCATTCTCCTTTGATTTCTTGAAAAAATATAAGTCAGAATCACGTAAAGGGTTTGAGATAGTAATGTGTACGGGTACTGAATATTCAACCTATTTGGAGAATGTGTTGAATGCAGATGTTCTGACCGGAACATTTCAAAGGGCACAAAACACATTGTTCAAGAACTTTAAACCAATGAGATAATGGGACGGATAGTTTATAGACGTATGGATATATTAAAACAAATCGCTGATGCAGTAACCGGCATTAGTGAAAAAGTTTTTATAACAGATCGTCCGGCTGCTGAACAAAAGGCAATGAAGGACTTTGTTGTTATCCGGCTGCCACAAACTATCCAAGATAAAGGAAGTACCTACCAAGACACTTACTGTCAGATAAACGTCTTTGCGCATGATCGCTCAAACGGTATTGAGAATACAGTCCGTTTGGATGAAATGCAAATGGAAGTGGTTTCAAAATTTCCAATAGTGACGGAATTGTTTTCAGCTGTAAGTCCACGATTACTTCCCGGAGGAAATGACGGACTCGGTTTTCATTCTTTAATTATACAAGCGAAGCTAATAATAAACAAATGACACAAACTTAAAAAAATACGATTATGGCAGAGATTTCTATTACTACCAAACTGGAAGAGTTAAAGGTGCTCTTTAATCAAATGAAGGAGGTTTATTATGTGTCCAAAGTCAATAGTGACCTCGCAACTTTAGCGGCTTTTGATATGGAGCTACCGGTACTCTCTGATGGAGTTACATTTGATACCGGAGCTGCCGATGTTTCCAAGATCAAGTTGACAACCGGTGCCACTTGGACTTCCGTTGCTAATGCCGGAGATTCCGATATTCAGTTTCAAGTACCTTCCGTGGCAGGAAAAATCAATGACTTGTTACTGAACAAGAAAGCGGAAACAGTGACTATGACTACTACGATTGATGGTGAGACTTATGAAGGTGAAGGTTACAATATTGAACCGAAGAAAGTAACCGGAGGACTCTTCATGCGTAGTGAAGACCGTCAAACAGCCTTGTTCTTACCGAATATCGAGGGGTATAGCAACCTCGTCAGCGAGCAGGACAAGCCGGGGTACTTTAATGTATCTGTTTCTCCGTTGAATGATGCTAAGGGGGCCTCTATTTACATTTTACGTAAAAAAGCATCCGACTAAAAAGTTTAGGATATAACACTTTGCAAAATTCATATCAGCGAAAAGGTGGTGAGCTACTTGATACCGGCCACCACCTTTTTTTTCGTATAAAACACAATAAAGTATGACAAAAGAAAACAATATAACACTTCCTAAATCGGAGGATGAAAAATTATTGAATGATGTGATGGAAGACAGTGTGGATTATGTGGAAGTCCGAGGAAAGAAATATGGCATTTCGTGGCTGAAAAGAGGGACTATACGCAAATTCACCAGTACGATGCAGAAATCAGGGAATGATGATAAGATCAGCTGCCAATGTGCAGCCGCTATCATTTTGAATGGATATTGGAAAATCAAGTTCCTCTATCCCTTTTTGTGGCGTTGGTTCTTTTATATCAAACAATATGGAGATCATGAGCTGATGAAGGTTATAGCTGTCGGCAAAAAAAAAATTCCAGTGGAAGACTACTTGACAGCTACCATATATCTGACCGCGATGAAGGACACGATGATGACAATGACAAAAGAGGAAGCAGAGCATATCCTTCACGAACCAGCTACGGACAAACGTGGGAAATAGGCAAGTCCTATCCGTGGTTGACAGAGCCTTTGAGACTATTTGGGATTCCAATAAGTAAACCTTTGTTTGGTATTTATTGGGTACTTACAAATGCACAAATTGAATTGTTGGCAATGGATGTGTCTATTGTGGTTACAGATTGTGACAAAGACAGCAAGGGAAAGAAACACGATACAAAAAACTTCAAATCCCCTTCCGTAAGTGATATAGAGGATGCTGCCAAACGCTGGAAAGACAAGTATGGCAATGGAGAAACAGCAATTAATATCAATGATTATAAGTAATACAAACACAATAATATATGGCTGATCTTGGAAACCTTTACTTCGATATTTTATTCCGTGATAAGACAGCGGAACAACGTAAAAAATTGAAAGCGGAAATCACCAAAGACTTGCAGGCAAAACTTGATGTGGGTTTTGACAAGAAGAAGTTGGTTGGTGATATGAAGACTTTGCTTCAAAGTGAGAAGTTTAAGATCAATGTGGTAGTGGATAAGGCCAGTACCACACAAGCTGTTCGTGCCGCCTTGCAAGCCGCCGGGTTGAATACAAACTTTACAGCAAGTGATTTACGCGCCGCCAAAGCCGCAGCCATTCAAACCAAAGCGGAAGCTTCTGCCGCAGCCGCACGTGAGCTTGCGCGACAAAGAGCCGCCCGTGCCGCCAAAGCGGAACTGGATTTGGCTAATGCCCGTGAGAGATCAGCCAATGCAGCAAGACGGCACATGACAGCCACTCTCAATATGAATGGAGCAATGAACAGTCAATTGAGTATTGTCGGACAATTAAGAAATGAATTTTTGGGGCTATACTCCATTTATGCAGCACAGAACTTTTTGCGTGCAGTGGTTGATATTGGTGGTGAGTTGGAAAATCAGAAAATTGCAATGGCCTCTATTCTGCAAGATGAAGGCAAAGCTACAACCATATTCAATCAAATTAAGAAACTGGCTGTTGCTTCTCCATTCGGGATTATGGATTTGAATCAGTATGCCAAGCAACTTTCCGCATATTCTATACCATACAATGAATTGTATGATACCATGAAAAGGCTGGCTGATATATCAGCCAGTGTAGGTGTTGATATGGGGCGTATCATATTGGCCTACGGTCAGATAAAGGCTGCTAAATTCTTGAAAGGAACGGAATTACGACAATTGACGGAAGCGAACATTCCTATGGTGGATAAACTGGCCGAGCGATTCAGCAAGTTGGAAGGCCGCATTGTCAGTGCCGGTGAAGTGCTTGATATGATCTCGAAAAAGAAGGTTACGTTTGAGGATGTAAAAGATGTTCTTTGGGAACTTACGGATGATGGTGGCATGTTTAATAACATGCAGGAAGTTCTTTCAGAATCAGTTAAGTCCAAATGGAAGAACTTGGCTGATGCGATTGACATTATGCTTGGTGATATTGCGGAGTCAATGGGTAGTACATTGAAATGGACTGCCGAAAGCCTTACCACCCTTGCACAAAATTGGAAAGAAGTTGTACCGGCTATCGAAGCTGCCGTTGGAGCCTTTGGAGTATATAAGGTAGCTACATTTGGCGCAAACCGCTTGATTGGGAATGAAAGTGCGGCTCTTATAAAAAGTACGCTTGCTGCCAAGCAAAAGGCAGCAGCCAATCTTGTTGTCGCATCCAGTTATCGTACACTTACTAATGCGGAAAAAGGACTTATAGCTTCAAGTAATACTATGACAACCGCAGATTGGAAAGCGTTGGCAAGTAGTGGAGCTTTAACTAAGGAGTATGCCTTGCGGTTAATGGCACTTGGAAAATTGAAATCAGGACAAGCCGGTCATATTGTGCAGCTACTTGGTATATCTCGTGCTGAAATGTCGGCTGCACTTTCAACAAGTAAATGGCGTGTAGCCATGATCTCATTGGGTTATGGTATAAAACAAGTAGGAGTTGCATTAAAAGGTTTGCTTTTTAATCCATACATGCTTTTGTTTACTGGGCTTACTGCTATTGCTGAATTATGGTATAAGTCCGGGCAAAAGGCTGACGAGATGAACGAGCGTATTTCCGAGTTGACAACAAGAGCACAAGACGGTTTCAAGAACCTAACGAAAGAAGCTCAAAAATTTGCTGATGTTGATCCTTTTAAGGCGAATGATGCCTCACTGATTTCTTCCATTGAAGAAATGAAAACAGCATTAAAGGATTATTCCCCGGTTTGGGCAGACACTTTTAATGAAACGTTTAAGACTGATGATGAAGGAAATACAGTTAAAAGTCTTGCAGAACAATATATATTGCTTCGGAATGCTTTGAATGATACAAAAGAGGCTTATAGACTGCTTAATGACATAAAAGGTACGTCTGAACATGCCAATGAAGCGACTGACGGTTATTTTGATGACAGCTTTCTTGGAAATATCAATGACTACATCAAAGCGGAGGAACGGGTAAATAAGATTATTGGTCGCATGTCAGGCAGCTATATCGAGTATTCTACCGCCATGCAGAAAGTTATAACCAAACATGATGATTTTGCTAAAGCAGCTTCGGGTAAACCGTTGAAAGAGCAGCTTTCCATTCTCAAAGAATACCCTAAAGCGTTGGCCAGCCTGAATAATGAGTTGCCTTTCACTGGAGGATATAGAGATGATATTTTTCAATTGCGGAAAGCGTGGAAAAATTCTAAGCGTATTTATATGGAAGATGTATTGCCGGATATGAAGGACTTCCTATCTGGGTACAAGTCGAGACTGGAAGCTGCCGGCTGGGATTTGGACAATTTGAGTGATGCGCAGAAAATAGCTATCGGTTTGGATATAAGTTCTTTCTTTGATACGTTCGAGAAGATGCCGAAATATATGCGAGACTTCTTTAACGAGAAGACTCTTGAAGAAGAGTTTAATATCAAGATTAATGCTGAATATACAGAAACCAGTCAAAGTTTTTCTGATTTGCAGAAAAAGTTCAATGAAGCTACAGATGGGCAATTTGAAGCCCAAATAAAGGTTTCCACAGATTCAGAGAAAATCATTGAAGGAATACAAAAAGCGTACAAGGAAGCGAAAGAGACAACAAATCAATTGAAGCCGATATTGATTAAGGCTGGAATAGATTTATCAGGTATTGGAACCATTGACTTATCAAAGATTCCTGATTGGCAGAAGCAAATTGTATCAGATTATAAAAAGGCTTTCGACATAATGCAAGCCGGCGAGAAAGGAGCCAAAGAAATCGGTTTTTCTCTCACTGATCCAAGTAAGGATAAGAGCAAAAAGGATGCCTTCGCCGAAAGATTGAAAGAACGGGTAAACTTACTAAAGGAGGCATATTCTGAATATAAGAAGTGGATTGACATTGTTGGAAAGAGAGAAGCTGCCAATAAGGTTAAAGGATCGGGTATTTTTGACTCCTTATTCAAAGGTAAAGAACCTGTGAATATTGGCAATTATCGGGATGAATTGAATAAGATTCTTAACCAGCTTGACGATAAGACCAAAGAGCGTAGAGAATTGAAAGTTTCTATACGGAAAGTCCTTTTGGATATTGATGCCAATGCTATGAAAGAAGCTTCGGATAAGGTTACAAAAGAACTTGAAAGGTACGTATCTGATGTTTCAAAGAAATGGGATATATACAAACAACTTATCAATGCCGGGGCAAGTAAGAAGGATGCTTCAACTTATGCTTTTGGTTTTTTGACTGATTATGAGAATGAAGCGCAATATTTAATAGATACAGTACAAAAGAAACTCAAAGAAAAAGGTGTTGATCTTCCATTCACTTTGAGTGACGATGAAGCAAAAAGTATATTAGGAGGTAAAGACAGCCCATTATATAAGCAATTTTTTAAGGTGTGGAAGGATGCTAAAGAGGCATTTGAGAAAGATAAGGTAAGTATTGCACTTGATGATACAAAGGTTATTACCAATGCAAGATCAACGATAGAAAAGATACGAATATTAAGTGAACAGTACGCATCAAAGACTGGATTAAATGTTGGAAAAAATGGGGAGTTGGTTGGTGATACGTCAGGTCTAAACAATGTTCAGAAGGCTTACCTTGATGAATATAATAAGAAGCTGATTGAATTAAAATCGACCTTATTACAATTGTTACCTGAATGGGAGAAAATATTTGGAGATAAAGAGCAACGTTCATTCTCTGATTTGAAAGAGGCTGAACGCATCGCAAGGGAAATCAAGAATAATGCAAAGGTTTCCTATGATAGCGATGGAAGGCCTAATGGATTTACTTCTTTTTTCACGAAAGATGATGGTAGTATTGAAAATGTTAAGGGGGCTTATTCTTTGTTGGATAAATTGATAAAAGCTATCCCCCAGTTGCAAGATGCACAGTTGGCTGTAAATCCATTCAAAACCTTAGCGAAGAATGTAAAAGAACTTTTTACTTCTGAAAAAGGTAGCGACAAACTGGAAAAGAAAATCGGACGGTTGGGAGAAAGTGCCGCTGAAAGTGCTGATCTTGTCGGCAATTTTGCAGGGCAAATGTCCTCCATGTTCGATGCTTTGGGCAATGAGGGCATGGCCGACACGATGGGCAATGTGCAGGATGCCATGTCTTCTATAAGCAATATCGGGCAGGGATTTGCCAAAGGTGGAATAGTTGGTGGTATTGCTGCCGCTGCCGGTGAAGCTGTAAACTGGATTGGGAAGATAGCACAAGCGCATGATAAGAAACTCGATAAGGCTATTGAAAAGAGTAAACTTCGTGCTCAACAGTTGCAATATATATACGAACAAATTGACGGTATTCTTGAACGTTTCTTGGGCAGTGGCACGGAACTAAAACTTGTAGATGCAGAAAATGACCGTACCCGGTTGAATCAATTAAATAATCAGATTGAGGCAATACGCAATAAGGGAAAGATCAACATCTTCGATTTGATGTCTTTGCAGAAATATAAGCAGGAGGCGGAAAAACTTCAAAAACGTGTTTCGGCATACGATGAAGGTGGTGCATACGGGTATCAACGTGCCTTGATGCAAGAACAACTTTCAGAGTTGGAGAAACAACGGCAAGCTGAAATTGATAAAAAGAAGACGGATGATAGCAAGGTAGCTGATTATGAGAATCAGATTGCGGAGATGAAACAGCAAATAAAGGATTTTGCCGAGGAAACGGCTGAATCTCTCTATGGTATTAATTTGAAAGACTGGGCTTCGCAGTTGGGAGATGCCTTGTATGAGGCATGGCAGAAAGGCGAGGATGGTGCCGAAGCTTTCAAAAATAAGGTTGCCGACATTATGGGTGATGTTATGAACTCCATTCTCAAAATAAGTATTTTGGAACCGGCCATGCAACAGCTTCAGAAGATGCTTTTCGGTGAGGATGGAATGAGTGGTTATTTCGGCAAGGATTTTTCCCTTGACGAAAGGGAGTTGGAAAGTATTGCGGACTATCTAATGGGGGTGAGTGAGAAAACCGATGATTACTATTCCATGCTTGACAAGCTGAACAACTATATGGAAAAGAAATATGGTATCAGCATGAAAGAAGAGGAAGAAGAAAATGGAAGTGGGTTATCTAAAGGCATACAGAATGTTACTGAAAATACCGCTAACCTTTTGGCTTCTTATATAAATGCAATCCGGGCTGATGTGAGTGTCAAACGGGAGTATGTACGCAGATTGGTTGAAGAATTGTTCCCGGCCTATAATGTAATAGCACAAGCACAATTGCGACAACTGACAATGATACAGATAAATACAGCAAAGAATGTGGAATTTGTGGAAGAGATCAGAGATATACTGCATAGGAATATAAACGGTGTAAACAAATTTAATGTATGATTATGAATAGATTGAATAGTGAATTGAGAGGTCATGCCGTATCGTATGGCCTCTGCACACAATGGCAAGGTGACTGGCAAAACAATAAAAGCCAGCAAGAACTAATTGAAATGTATATACGAGGCATTGATTTTTGTATTGAGCACGATTATCCGACAGTGGAATATATAAAAGGTAATTTTGACCGGAGTCTGCTTCATCAAAACCATATTTTTGTTGATGAACCAGTGACCGGAGGTGACAACGGTGTATATGTGCTGAACGGTAAATGTTCAGGCAAATTTTCTTTCAGCAAATTTACAGCCGCTACTCTCCATTTGCGGCATGATAGTGAATTGACTCTTGAAGTGGAGGATTGTGCCAAAGTTTTTGTGAGTGTATATGATCGGGCTATACTACATGTAAGGCAAAGCGATATGGCTAAAGTTTATGTATATGTTCATGGCAAAAACTGTAAAGTTGAAGCCGATGGCAATGTCATGGTAAGATATAAAATGAATGTGGACTAACACACGTTCTGCAATATCTTTATTTACAGCCTTTTATATTTCTAAATTATTGGAACGGTATCATAAATGACAACCAACATCTCGTCACAATACGGTAGATACGCGCATTATTTATATTGTGTCTAAATTTTAGAGTAAATGTAACTGTTTTTATTTACCGATTCTTACCGTTTGTTACTGATGTTTACCGAATTTATTTTCTTGATTTTTAGGTTGTTGTATGGCAAAAATATCGTCTTTATATTTGCGCCGGAAACAATGCTGTTAGGTTCATTACGTGGTTGTCATGAACTGGAGTAAAATATTATAGGGCATTCTCTTTGAGGCAGACAACCACATTAGGCTTCATCGGGATTTGCCCTTTCTCTTTACTATTATGTCAAGCGTGACTATTATACTAAGGAGGGTTCAGTAGGTACGAGTAATGGCGTATTGGGGTTCGATTCCCTGCCTACTACAAGATCGGACAAAATAATTCCCCAAAAGCGGAGATGTCCGAGCCGCTGATGGGGAAAACATTAACTTTATAGTGCAAAGATATGGAAAATTTTAATCAGTTAATACCTATTGATGAGGGAAAAGGTAAAAAAAGAACAATGACCTCCTTGCAGATTGCAGAAATTACGGGCAAAACTCATTCAAATGTAATGCGAGATATTCGCAATATCCTTGAACAACTGGAAGAAAAACATAAATTCAATTTTGAATTGATGTTCAAAATCACAAAGTTAGGGAATAACGCAGAAAGAAAAGATCCTTATTATCTTCTCACTAAAAAAGACTGCTTGCTTCTCGCAAGTGGTTATGATGCAAATTTACGAGCCAAAATTATTAATCGTTGGGAAGAACTTGAAGAAAACAAGCGTGAACTTTCCCGTAAAAGGGAGAAATCTTTGTTAAGTAAAATCTAAATTTATAATATGAAAACAAATCAAGAAATGGTGCGATACATTGATAGTTTTTCTGTGGTTCAGCGCACGAGTGATGGTTATTTTGATGGAACTGAATTGCTTCGGCAGTGGAATAATGTAGAAGGGAATCCGAGAAGGCAAATGAGTAAATTCTTAGAATCTGATAATACATCAGAGTTTTTGAAAGCTCTTGCAGAGGATGAAAGCCATAGAGCAAAAATGCTCATTGGTGAAAATCAACTACTTATAAAAGTTAAGGGTAGAAATACGAAAGAAGGCAAAACACCCGATAAAGTTTGGATGAATCCGCTTCTGTTTATCAAATTTGCTATGTGGATAAATCCGGCTTTTGAAGTCAAAGTGTTACGGTTTGTGTATGATGAAATGATTCGCTATCGAAACGATGCCGGGGATGCTTACAAAGAACTTGGCTCTGCCGTTCAGAAGATAGTTCCTAAAGAGTTTATGCCGAAAGCAATGCAAAAGGTTGGGGAAGCATTGAATTGGGTTGTGTTTAACTCACATGAGAAAATGCTTCGCAACAAGCAGGGTGATGAAAGCAAACAACGCGAACTGTGGCAGCTTGAAAAGAAGGTGGCTGATTTAATCAACGAGGGATTCATTACCAACTTCGATAATTTAATATCATACCTTAGAAAACAATATTCAAAAAGGAACTATCCTGCCGTGTTCCAATTACAGCAAGAAAATACAAATTTTATCCACTATAAATAATAAATCAATATGGAATTAGTAGAATTTATGAGCAACAAAGAATGCGTTGTAGAAACATTCAAAGTAAATGGTCTTATTGCAAAAGACAATACGGTAACAGAGAAAGGTTTAATGGCTATACAGTTCTATTTAGATATGATAGAGCAAAAGAAGCCAGAATTAGAAAATTGTCAAACGGCTTATATGTCATGTAGTGAGGTGGAGGAATGGGAAAAGAAAAACGCTGCGGCTTCGGTAAGTTTTGACAGCGGAGGGGTAGTCGAGTTTCTCCCGATAGAAATGTTCTCAAAAGATGCTAAAATAGAAAAGGGAGGTGGCATAAAAGGTATGCTTATTTCAATGTGCGATTGCGCATGTGAAGATGAAATATCCGAAATAGTATCTTCAAATGATGAAATTCGTAAATTGAGAGATGCGCTTAACAAATATCTCGAAAGCTGAATACTTTTGGCTAAGAGTGGCAAAATGCACAAAATAAAATTGGGCTGACTTTGGAGCCAGCTTAATTATAATTTATACGCGAAAACATTAGCCGGATTATGTTAGCTCAATATTTAATGGTAGTCAGCGTTAAAAGATGTACTAATATCTTTATATTTAGAATATAATTCGATTTTATAAATATTATATGTTCCACGACCATTAAGTATAGACTTATCTACACTTTTATTTGCGGATTTAAATATAAAATAATAATTACCATAAGGGATTGTAGTTTTATATTTTCCCGTATTGTCAATCGTACAACTATATTTTACTTTATTTGATTTGAGAATATCAACCAAACATATAGCTAATTCACCTTCTCTCCTAATTTGTTCTTCAGCGGAAATGTAAAAGTCATATTCTTTTAATTTGGCTATTGCTTGTTCTTGCCCAACAAGTTCTTTCCATTTGATGTATTGTAACAAAGATTCATACCCCATTTGTATAGAGTCATTTTTTAATTCGATATCTTGTTTGAAATATTTACATGGTATAATATATAATTTTGCACCAATATCGGCTTTCGTACCTGAACCATTGTCGTAAGTTACAAGCCCATTTACAGATGAATAACTAATCTGTTTGTTCTGCGAATAGGAAGTAAAACACATAATAGTATAAAGCAAAAAGAATAATATATTTTTTTTCATTTCTTATATAATTTATTTAATAAATATTTTATGTCATTCTTGAATCTTTTTATATTAAAATGATTTTCGGGAAAATCGACATAGAAGAAAAATAGCAATGTTGAAAATGGTAGTATGACTACATAAAATATAATCCACTGCCACCCAGTAACACTAAAGCAGATCAGAAGAATCACTACTATCCAAACTAAAACTCCTAACATATAATAACCTCTTTTATAATTAAATACAAAAGTATTAATAATTAAAATTATGACAGATGATATTTTTTATGTTTTTCAACATACATGTGGAACTAAAGCGAAGTTTGAGTATGATAATCTACTAAAAAATATTTTTATGGTATTATTTTCTATGATAATATAGAAAATACAACTATATTTGCGTTGAAATAAGATTAAAGTATAAGGCCATAGAGCTTGTTGTGGAGACTAAATATCTCTGCGGCAAGCTCTTTTTTTATATGTGTATATGAACGAACCGTATTCTATTTTGATGCAGAAAACTACCGAGAATGCTCCGGTCAAAGACAGCTTGGCGCATTTTGGGATTGTATGCACTGAATTTCCGTTCAAACCGGGTGGGGAAACGAAAGACTTACCAAAACGAGATTGGCCGGAAGAAGACGGTGAAGATACTTACATACCCGATAAGCTACCATTAAAAGCATACGACTTGGAGGCCGAAATGTGCTATAAAGGGGATTTAGGTACTGCATACGATAAAATCATGGCCTTTCAAAACTATCTAACGGGGGAAAATGGTGACGGTGCCACCTTGAAAATATATAACTCGCACACAGGTATCGGGCGGCAAGGACTTTACTTGCTGGAGGTTGGAGATTTTGAATTTAACAAGTCCAATATGGATGAAGTCTTGACCTTCCCGGTAAAATTCAGAGTAACTGATCCTCGAACTCAAATAATCCCCTCGTATAGTGTTGCGGAACCGACAAAGATAGTTGCATTGGTTGAAAAAGTATAGCTGTATGGCATGGAAGGTTTATGATAAAACTGGCAATACGGTACGTTGTACACTGAAAAGTTTGGAGTATAATGGTACATGGATGGGTGCATGTTTTGTGACAAGCACTCTGAAAAGTGCCGTACCCATTCTTTTTGAGATAGGTGATTATGTCATGTACCGTGGCGAGAAGTTTGAAATAAACTATGATCCTACGGCATTAAAAAAGGCGGCAAGAAAAACTTCGGGAGAAGCGTTTGTCTATGATAACGTAAAGTTCAACTGGCCGGGAGATGAATTGACGCGATGTGATTTTCTTGATTATGTGAAAAGTGATAATCAGATACACTTCACTTCTTTACCTAAGTTCAGTTTCTTCGCTTCGTCTATACAAGATTTGGCAGACCGTGTTCAAGTAAATCTTGACCGTATATATACCGGGGCACAAAAATGGACGGTTGTCGTACACCCTGAATATGTGAGCACTACCAACGTAAACATTGATGTGAACAATATAAAGGTATGGGGTGCGTTGGAGTTGTTCAATTCAAAATTTGCTGCGAACTTCGTTATTCGTGGACGGACAATAACAATCGGTACTGCCGGTATTGCTGTGGGCAATATTTTCAAGTATGGACGTGGAAACGGTTTGTACGAAATTCAACGTACAGCCGATGCGGATCAACAGATTATTACCCGGTTGCGTGCATACGGTAGTACAAGAAATATGCCTAACCGGTATTATAATAAGCTCTCAAACAGTTCTCTTACCAATTATTTGCCGAATAACATGGCCGTGGAAAATCTGATGTTACCTGATTTTCCTAAGACAACGCTTGATCCATATATTGACAGCAAGAATATTGCTGTGCTTGGCATTCGGGAAGGGAGTGTTTATTTTGACGGTACCGGTGATTTGGAGGAAATATGTCCTTCAATGGAAGGTATGACCGCCGAACAGTTGAAAGATGCAGGTATTTATGTATCGTTGGATGCCGGGGATAATGGTAATCTTGACGAAGTGGCTGATGCTGAACAACTGACAGATGATGGTACAATGGATAGCCTGAAAGAAGGTGAAGATGTCCCACCTTTTACAATAACGCTAAAAGATGTTGGTTTCAATATAAACGATTATCTGACTTCTGAAACAGCCACCATTAGCATGAAAAATGGCATGTGTGGTGGCCGGGATTTTGAAATAACCAAATGTGAGAAGAAGGGCAATAAATATGTGCTGACTTGTAACCGTGTATATGATGAAAGTCTGAAATTATATTTCCCATACAAGGATTACAATATAAAGTCCGGTGACAAGTTTGTCCTGCTTTATATTGGTATGCCGGACGTTTATATTCAGGCAGCTTCACAACGGTTACTTGTTACCGCGAAAAAATATCTTGAAAAGAATGACTATGTGCGCTATTCGTATGAACCGAAGGTGGATGATATATTCATGGCACGCCAACATGATGAAGCTGTTGCAAGGGGGGAAGCAAGCATACATGATACTTTGAAAGAAGGGGACTTAATGCTATTCACTGATAGTGATCTTGGTATTGAAGGTAGCATCATTATTGATACCCTTATTATTAAAGAGGGAGAAGATATGATACCGAAGTACACTATGACACTTCGGGAGGAAAAAGCTGTTGGATCGCTTGAAAAAATCCAAAATCAGATAGATTCTATTGCAGGTGGTGGGCAGGGAACCGGTGGCTTGAATACCCAACAGATACAGTCTATCATCCGTTCACTGGGCAATCAGCTTTTTCTTTCGCGCACCCATAATGATACGGCAGCCGGACTTATCAGCTTCTTAGCCGGTGCCATCTTTGGTGCAAGTGGTTTTGCAGAGGGGTTAACCGGCTTTGGGGCGAAAATAGACAGTATGGGACGTGGGTACATGGAAAGCCTCACATTACGCAGGTTTTTAGAGGTGCCGGAATTGCGTTTCAACCGTGCTGAAATTGTACTTGGTGACAAATGGCGTTCTCCCGGTGCTGGAATTATAGAGAGTGTTGAGCCTGATTATGATGCTGACGGTAACTTGCTACGTTCCGGGACGATAAGTTTGAAATTACAAGACGGTGAAATAGGTGCTGTGGCTGTGGATGATATTTGCATGGGGTATTTCCATGACTATGAAACGCCGGGGAATAATGCGGTATCTGATATAGATGATAGCCGTGGCAACCGTATGTTTGCCGGTTTCTGTACAATCTATTTTCGTATTACAGAAATATTGGATGCCGGGACAAACAAACGGTTCCGCTATGTGCTTCGTGGTGTTTCTGACCGTTGGCAATATTCTTTCCATCCGTGTGAGGCTTTGCATTTTGTCGCTTATGGCAATTTTACAAACAAAGAACGCCAGACTTCCGCTTATGAGACAAGGACATACCGCCGTTTCTTGGTGGGTGTAAATGACTGGGAGTTTACAAAGAGCATGATCGCAATGCAGGATGGAGATTTGAGCAATCTCAACATCTTTGGATTGAATATGACCGGTTATTCCGCTTATCTGAACAACATTTATATGACTGGTACAATCGAACAGTTACAGATAGATGCACCGGTACGCATTGAGATTGATACACAGGGTGATAATTTTCTTGCTTATGGTGAATCAATGGAAATTACCTGCAAGGTCTTCAAAGGTTGGGAGGATATTACTAACACAGTTAGACAATGGACTATCCGAAGGGATAGTGGAGATACTGCCGATGATGAGGCTTGGAATATCAAGCATAAAGATTTCAACGGTTCAATAACGATATATAACACAAAGGAAATTAGTGATTTAGGAAATAATTCAGTAACGATAGCAAGTACCTTGTTTACCATAACGGCAACGAACGATGTTGCATCAGTAGAAGCAATTGTGACAATATGATAGAGAGTGAAAAGAAAAGAATCAGGAAAGAGTTTCAACCGCTTACCATTGCAGTAAGCTTGAAAATAATGACACCGAACAGTCCGGCTAATCAGGTCTATAATCCGGTGGCAAATGAATATGATCCTGACCGTGGAGTTACTCCGCTGGTGATTTTACCGGAAGTCATAGCGAATGCCGCTGACGGTAGTTGGGATATGCCTTATGTCAATTCCTTATTGGCAGAAATGAACTGGTTTGTTAATGGAAAAAATCTTTCTGCAATCAGTTCTTGGAATGGGAAATACAGTATAGATACGGTTGGAGATACACGCGGCGCCATTACCATAAGTAGAAATGTGGCTCCGGGTGAAAGTTTTGAGTTACATTTTGAAGGTGTAATAGCTGATACCCGGCTGGGGGTGAATATTCCCGTAAAAACTGACTCCATAATGTTGACAACGGTAGATAAGAGTGAAGACACATACGGTTTGTCTATCGGGGACAGTCAGATAATCCAGTACAATCCATTTCTTGACAAACTCTTGTTGTATGATTACAAGGTAGCCAACAAATTGATTTCCGCATCTACGGCCAATAAGAATGCGGCTTTGGATGAAAATTCATACGAGCGCACCATTCCACTTATGGTAACAAAGGGAGTGAATAAAATAACTACCGGATATACGATTGAACTTTATCAGGTAAACAGCATATCCAGTCAAACGAGGCTGACTACTGCAAATCACGAAATTGTGGCTTTGTCTTTAACCGGACTGACAATGGATTTGCGTTTGATTGAGAAAGGTGATTACTTGCTGTTGGCGAAAGTCGGTGGAAAAGAGGTTGCAAGACAGCAATTTTCCATCAATCGTGTTTATCCCAAATTTACGTGCATACCGGCAAGTCAGGCTTCCATCAATCCTGACGAAATTTTGCATAGAAATGTAGCGATGGTACAGTGGAATGGCGAAATTGTACCGATACCGGCACCGATTATCCGCATGGTATGGTTTACGGATAGTGCAAACAAGACTGGGGTACAGTGGCAGGAAGGGGAAAAAACAGTGATAATGTTGGATGGAACCGGTATTGGCGAAACCTATCTTGATGATTGGTTGGATGTGTACATTAAGGCCGAGCAAAAAAAGGCTTTCTCTGTATTGACAGATGGGACAAATGAATATACGGACAGTAACGGGAACATATATATAAATAATTGATATGAGGTATGTTGTAGCAAATAAGGAAAAGGCTTTGGATGCCGGGGTGCTGTTATTGGGGCACTTGGTAAAAGAAGAGTCCATAATCTTGAATGAGAAGGAAGTAATGTGTTTATCCTCTCTTGATGGAGGGTTGGAAGATAGAATACTGTTGTTGGACGGTATTGTTTACACTAATACAAGCATAAATCAAATTATATCGGAAGGAGGTTGGGAATATGGCAGAAAATTATAGTGCCCAAAATAGCATTACGATCAAACGCCTTCGCTCCAATGACAGCCTTATGCTGACTTTTGAAAACAATGGCATTCCATTGTTTCAGGCCGTAGATGAAGAAAGTGGGGCTGTCTCTCCTGATTGGAGTGTGGCCGCAAATCAGCCGATACGGACACCTAAAGTAACTTCGGCGCGTGGGTTAGCAGTCAGTTTGTCAGGCCATAGTTGGACTTACAACGGGGTGGCTTTAAATTTTAATGGTGCTGAAAGTGGAGGTTGGAAAAAAGACAGTACGGGTAAATTTTCTTTGAATACTGGTACCGGCGCCATTAAAATTATCGGAAACTTGGCGAGTAAAACGAATGTTGCAGGAGATACATTGACTTATTCGTGTGTCGCTTCTACGGCAGGTGTTGAATATAATTTGACTGGTGAGCTACCTATTGCCATTCAGAACATGGGAGCCAGTTCTTATTATCTTGCTATTCTTGCAAGTACCGAGCAGCTAACAAGTAAAGTAACAAGTTGTACTCTGACTACCAAGCTATATGCCGGTGCCAATGCCATTACCGATTACTATATAAAATGGTATAAGGACACGACGGCTTGGGCTGATAAGAACGGGCAAAAGAGTATAACTGTTACCCGTGGTGATGTGGATGGTACCCAGTTGTTCATAGCGGAAGTTTATCAGTCTTCAGGTGCTTCACAACCGATAGTACGTGCCGGGGTACGCATTGTTGACACGGCAGATGAATTTCAGATTGTGTGTTATATAACTTCTTCCAACAAAGAGGTTGATACCGGCCAGCCCGTTACAGTAAGTGCCAAGATTGTAAATATGACAACTGGATTAACTTATACTCCCACTTCCGCATCATGGACTATGGATGTGATGGATAAGGAAAACTGGAAGAGTTTGAAACATTCTACGACAAATTCCATATCTGTAACAACAACGGAAACCGACAGAAACGGGACTCAATATGATGTTGATGTTTTGGCAGAGTGTCATTTTAATTAACATAAAAAACAAAATAATATTATGGCAACTAAAGGATTAGGAAATGAAACATTGGTAACTTCCATTCTACGCTCCAATACAGTGCTGGTGGAAGTTGGTGGTAGTGTTAGACGCATTACCATAGAAAACTTCATGAATGCTATCAATAATGGTGACGAACAAATGTTTAGGCAAGTGGCTTGGGGGATTCCAATCAAACAATCAATCCAAAGTAGCACAAACTATGGTGTGATAGGTAATACAGCCGCATGGACAGAATACAAGTTGTATTGTGGCCGTTATCTTGTAACGAATGATGGAAGGGCGGCAAAATTATCCCCTACCAATAGTGCGGTGTTTGCCGATGGTACTACGGTAGATGAAACCAAAGGGCATGTGATGTGGATAGGGCCGCGTTTGTATTATCGTGTACAGACTGACAGTGTAAGTGGTGTACCGATCTTATGGCTCTCCATGCTACCTATTGGCGGTGAGTTTATCGGTGGGGCAAACGGTGGAATGTATAATTGTATCGGGGCATATAAAGGCTCCATGTCAGGTAGTGCACTTGTCTCACGTTCAGGAGTTGCACCGGCAGGCAGCAAGACGATCAACGCATTTTGGACTGCTGCACAAGTAAATGGTAAGGAATGGGGGCTGACTGATTACGATCAGCGAAAACTTATTATGATGTTGGGACTGTCCCAATATGGAGATACCAATATTCAAGCCAAACTCGGTTATGGTGTAGGTGGTAGATCCAGTAAAGATTTGTGGGCTGCTGCGGCAGCTTTGAAAACTGGTGCAACAAAAAGTCTCGGTGACAACTGGGGTAAAATTGCTATTTCTGTGGTGAATGGAAGTAATACTGGGGTGGATTGCTCACGGGTGAACATGATGGGTATAGAAGATCCTTATGGGTGGCAATGGGAATTTCTGCAAGGAGTATTTTGTGGTAGTTCCAACAATAGTGCTCAAAGTGGAACTGAGATTTTCATTTATAAGGGAAACCGTTTACCAACTACTGCTGAATTAGCTGCGCATCCAAATGGTGAATACAGACAAGCTACCCGGCAGACAGTTTCCAGTCAAGTGCAGGAAATAATTCTTGGGGAGCATTTTGATATTTTCCCGAAAAAGATTGGTGGAAATAGCACTTCTTATTGGGCTGATTATTCATGGGCAAACACTACTGGGCAGCTGGTTCTTTGGGGCGGTTCTGCGTATGACGGTGCGTCTTGCGGCCTCGCTTGTGCGAGCTCGAGTAACGATTGGTCGAGCTCGCCTGCGGTTCTCGGCTCTCGCCTTGCGTATTTTGGAGATTTAACATTTGTTAGCGGTGCATCTTTGATGGCTGCATGATAGATTTTGAAATATTAGTTCTTTGAATTTCAATTAATTAAAACCCGTCCACCTTCTCGTTTTACGGCTACGGATAACGGGACGAAAGCCGAAAGGCGTGGACGGTTGGTAGAGGGGAACAAGAGCTGGTTCTTTGGGGCGGTAATGCGAATAACGGTGCGAATTGCGGCCTCGCTTATGCGAACTCGAATAACGATTGGTCGAACTCGAATGCGAATATCGGCTCTCGCCATACTTATTTATCGTAGAGTGATCTGCGAGTTCTCCGAGCCATGACCTTGCAGGATTTATATCGTTGCAACGTAGTAATCAATTGGTTACGATGTCAGAAAATCAAGAATGCGGAAAGGTTGCCCAATTTGCGGAAGGCAACAAGCGGTGTTAGTAGGTTGGTTCTCGAAAGCTCCGGGCGAATTATTCAAGCAAGTAGAAACAGCTTGCAGTTATCGGAATAATTAAAATAGTCTGAACAAGACAAAATTGGAAGTATGGTGTAAATTTTAAAACAAAGCAACAGTGAATATTGGAAGAAATGATATTGATTGGAGAAATCTGTCACATGATGAAATTGATAGAATTATAGCGGAAAGGATAGAGGCTGACGATAGACGGATAGAAGCAAGCGGTGGAAAGAAACCTAAAAGAGTCGGATATATTCTTGAACGTATTGCAGAAATAAACAATTTGCGTGAAGCGGACAGAGAGGCACAAGATGGGAAGGTTAAGAAAAATCGTTTTATCAGGCGGCATAATCTTCACCCAGAAGAAGACCTCCGAGCTTTGCAGTTGATGATTCTGACATTGGATTTTCCGGCACCGGATTATAGCGTAATGAGAGTAAAAAGTGATGCAGGAAAGGTTCGAGATATTGTCAAACAGAAATATTTCCCGTGGCGTATATTGCACCATGCAATTATGAGGGTGATTGAAGAAGATGTTTATAGAAATTTGATTTATGATACAAGTGCGTGTATCAAGGGAAAGGGATTACATTTTGGAGTAAGGAGAATGAAACGTTTTCTTCACCGGTACCCGGAATGCAAATGGTTCGTAAAGACTGATTTCAAAAAGTTCTATCAAAGTATTCTTCATGAGCTTATTGTTGCTGCATTGAGAAGGAAATTCAAAGATGAACGATTTATTAAATTGATCGAGATAGCTGTTTTATCGTATGACAGCGGAACAGAGTTAGTTGACGTATTGGAGAATGAAGTTGAACGGAAGAAGAGGTGTTCCGATTGGAGCATTTACAAGCCAACCTATCGGGAATTTTGCGGCAAGCCGGATAGATCATACAATGAAGGAGAAATATCGTGTCAAATGCCTGCATAGATATTGCGATGATAATGTTATGCTGGCTCGTTCTAAGGCCGAAGCGTTGTTTCTTATTCGTGCGTATGAACGGGAAAGTGCAAAAGTTGGGTTGGTAGTTAAAGCAAACAGTTGTATTGCTCCGATAGGAACAGAAACAAAAAATGGGAACAAAAAGCATAGAAAGCGAAAACGTAGTAAGAGGAAGAAGGATTAACTTTTTGGGCTATTGCTTCACGAAAGATAATGTTCGGATGCGTAAAAATATGAAAAAGAACTTTGCCCGAAAGGTGAAACGAATAAAAAGCCGGAAACGTAACCGCGAGATACGAGCTTCATACTGGGGCTGGTGTAAGTGGGGAGATTGTAAGAATTTATGGAGAACAATAACAAATAATGATATGAGTTTTGCAGATAAAGGTATCAAACAGAGTGGTAGAACAAAGGACGGAAAGAAGTTCTTCGATGTAAAAGAGACAAGATTGATGGATATTCTCAATGTCCCTATAACAGTGGTGGACTTTGAAACGAATGTGAAGACAAAGCAAGGTGAAGGTAGATATTGTGTTCTTTTTGAACAGAACGGACAACGTAGCAAATTCATAACGAACTGTTACAATCTGAAAGATGCGTTGGATCAGGCTCGCGAAGCGGAGAATAACGGTCAGAAGATTTTTCCAGTGGAAAATGTGATTGTCAAGCGGCGTTCGTTAGGTGACGGGAAGAGTGCTTATTATTTTGAAGAATAATTATAAAAATGGAGGTAATTTATGAAAAGTTATGGAACTCTTGTAGGAGAACTGCCGACTGGTATTGAATTTGTAGTTGAAGGTGCGTTGCTACGCATTTACTTCGACTTTGAGAGAAGAGAAGCTGTTCAAAAGGCCGGTTCGGAAGATGTGGTGGTTGAAGACCAGTATGTCTGTGAAAACGTGGATGTTGAAGGGGAACATGATTATGACAGTATTGTAAGTGCCATTATCATGGAACGTTATGATGCGAATAAACGTGATGCCATTTTCGCCAACTTGGAAATGGCACGTGATATGGCTTCGGAACTTGACGAAGGTAAGCGTGCCGAATATCTGAAAGAATACACTGATTATCAGAGTTATCGTATCAAGGCTAAGGAGATCGCAAAAGAAGTATTAGCAAAATTGAAGTAATCCGGTATGGAGGCGCAAGGGCATATATTAATACGAAGAAAGGCCAAAAATGGAATTGACGGTACTAATGGGAAACCGGGGAAAAACGGGCTGCAAGGCTGTATTCTCCGGCAATCCGAATGGGCTAAAGGCATAGAGTATCGCAATGACGAGGCTTTGACTTCCGGTACCCGGTACTTGGATATTGCAATTGTGACTACCGGTGCTAATACGTTTAATGCGTATAAATGTCTGAAAACTCATACGTCCAGTGATTCCATTCCGGTGACAAATACAACTTATTGGCAGAAGTTTAATTCTTTGGTGCCAGTGTACACTCCGCTTATCATGGCTCAAAATGCTATTCTACGGTTCATGCAGGGTAATCAGCTTTTGATAATGAAGGGCGATAATAAAACGGTTGCAGCAGGTCTTGTTGGTGGTGACTATCCGTTATGGGTTGGAGCTACAACACCGACTGATGCGCCATATAAGGTGAGTATAGCAGGGAAACTCTATGCGGCTGGTGCGGTTATTTCAGGTGACAGCACTTTTGAAGGTACATTGAAAGGTGTATCAGGCTCTTTTACAAGGTTGAATTGCGTGAATGCTGCTGGTGATGCGGTTGGAGGAATCAGCTTTGGAAGTGATGGAAGAATGTGGTTTGATGGTGATATGTATCATCAAGGTACTAAGAATAACCGGTCATTACGTTTCCACACTTCTGACTTATGGTGTAGAGGCGTGTTTGGCGCAAGGGAAAGAAGCATTATGGTAGTTTACGGCTCCTATGCCTATGTGTACACAAAAGGTGCTGATAAAACCGGTACTTATATACCTTTGACTTCCAGGACTTCCTCTGCTAACGAAACTTATTATACAGTTCCTTGCTATTCGCCAAGATACGATTATAACGGTGAAACTTCGGGTTTTCCAGTTGATACGGTTATATTTAGAATAACATCGAATGTAACCTACCGTTATCTTTTGAGTCTTGCCGTCACCCAAAGGATATTCGTGGTTAATGCAAATGACAATTATAATAATGTTCAGATATATGCGAATGGAACAAAGCAAACATTGAATGGCGGTTCCATGCACCATTGTATGCAGTTGGTGGATTTTATGTATCCGTCACCGAACTCTAACTGGTTGGGAAGAGGACTGATGTTCGGTGCTTCAAATGATAATGATTGGAGGTGATTATGAAAAGGATAAATTTTGAAAGAATTGAGATATTTGTTGATATTGATAAGACGAGATGTTCCGTTGAGAACTACAAGAAGGATTTTGCCAATATCATTTATCAACTTGGCAGGGGAATAGAGGCTCATGCCCTCGCATTTAAAATATTCAACTCCAATGGAGAAATTGAGTATAACGATGAAGAGTGTAATATGATTAAGGAATACGCAAGTTTATGTTCCCCAGCCTTTATTGATGCTATCAACAAATTACTATTGGAATAAAAATAATAAACGCAAACACAAAAGGATATGAACGACATTATTGAAACATTCATTCACAACCATTTGTTTTTACATTTGGTTTTGATAGCGGTAAGTATGACAGCTATCATAATCGCAATGGGGATAGATTTTATTTCGGGGATTCAGAAGGCCAAACAGCGTGGGGAACTTCGTACCTCGAAGAAGTACAAAATGACAGCGACAAAAGCGAAGAAATATTTTAATCCGTTTCTGACACTGGTTATGATTGACCTTATATGTTGCATCGTCATTCCATTTCCAGTATTCGCTATGTTATGGGCGGTTTATTGCGTTTTCTGTGAGTTCAAATCGGTACGTGAGAAATCATGGGAAAAGGCCGAGCTTCGGAAAGCGGAAAGGACCATGAGTATAATCATTGAGAATAAGGACGATATAGCACGACTGGCCGCACAAATATTGTTTGAAACACAAAAAGAAAAGGAGGATAAAAATGACACGGGGACTACGGAATAATAATCCGTTAAATATACGGAGAAATAATACGAAATGGCAGGGGTTGTCTGCAACACAGACAGATAAAAGTTTCTTTCAGTTTAAAACTATGGCATACGGTTATCGTGCTGCTTTTAAAACTCTTCAAACTTATATTCTTAATAAGTATGATACTGACAAAGACGGCACGGCCAATGAACTTGAAGATGTTATTATGCGATGGGCACCGCCATGTGAGAACAATACTGAAGTGTATATTGCCACAGTCGAAAAGCGTTCAGGCATATCTCGTCATACAATTCTGAACAGAAACAACCGGGAACAACTTATTGCGGTGGTGGCTGCAATGAGTTATGTTGAGAATGGTGTTCCTGCAAACATGGATGAGGTAAGGAAAGGTTGGGAGTTGATATAGGAAACAAACATATAAACACATAGAAGATATGGCAAACTTGAATTTTACTCTTAAAGAAGAGGATTGGTACGAAAGCCAACCTATACAGTTATCTACTGGGAAATTTGCTATTAGCATCAATTTTGGAGATGCAGCAAACAACAGAGTTGTTGTGTACAAAAGTTCTAATGGAAAGGATTATGTACCTTACAAAACAGCACTTGGGGTTGGAGAGTTCTGTGATATGAATGTCGACGGGTTGATAGCCGGACAATATGTTATGGTAGGATGTAATGAACTTCCTATTTCATCTTCATTTTTGGAAAGTTCTGATGGTAGCAGCAGTGCGAGCAAATCGGATATTTTAGCAGAAAGCGGACGTGCTCAACTGGCAGAGTCCCAACTGGAACAGTCCATAAATGCGGTGAAGACCGCTTTGGATGAATTGGTTGGTACTGTTGATGCGACTACGGCCATTGACACCTTCAATGAAATTGAAACCTTCCTTGCAGGAGTAACCAATGAAAAAACTCTGACTGGAATGTTGGCTGTTACTGATGGAAAGGCCGTGACCGCACAAACAACGGCTGATGCTGCAAAAAGTACAGCTCAAACAGCTCTTAGCAAAGCCACTGCCAATGAAACAAAACTTAATACAATACCTGAAATGCCGGAGAATGACGGTAAGATATATGGTTTCTGTAATGGTGCATGGGTAGTTATTGCGGAAGTTGGTAAAAATGTATATACAGATTGATTATGAGATTGAAGATAGGTATAGGAGTAATCTTTGTGTTACTCCTTGCGGCAACCTTTTTGATGTACCGGTTGTGGCAGGAAGAGAAGAAGGAAAGTGCCCGACTTTCAGATAATATGAAAAGTCTCTGTACTGGGCTTGAAGAATATAAGATTAGGGATAGTCTAAATGTGGTTGAAAACCATGTTTTACGGCTTAACATAGAAGAATTGAAAGAGCTGCGGAGTGCGGATGCAAAACTAATAAAAGAATTGAATCTGCGTCCAAAAGAAGTCGAATATATCACAACCACAAAAGTTGTCACTAAAGACAGTATTGTATTTGTTCTGAAAGACAGCTGTTTCAATTATTCAGATAAATGGGTGGATTTTTATGCAAATATTCCTGACAGCACATTTACTTATGAAGTGAGAGACAGTCTTTCAAGTGCGATAAGCCGGATATATAAACACAGGTTCCTATGGTGGAGATGGGGGACAAAGGGGTATAAACAAACGATAGTCAATCATAACCCACGAAGCAAAATCGTTTATAATGAAATTGTAAAGGTGGAACATTAATTAATAAGAAGGGAGCCGAAATGCTCCCTTCTCCTTTTTCTTTAGAAAGGCAAATCGTCTTTTTGTTCCCCAAAATCCACTGGCGGTTGAGGTATGGCAGTTTGTACGGGTGCCGCGGTGGATGATGCCCCCTGATAATAAGTTTGGGGCTGTTGCGCTGCGGTAGGCTGTCCTGGATTACGGAGTGTTGCTTTCCAGCAAGTAATGGAGTTAAACCATTTTCCTTGCCATTCATTCGCATTAATATCTATTTCAATATCAACGTCTTGCCCGACTGCTAATCCAAAATTCTGAATATTGCTATTCATTACTGAAAAAGCGACTTTTTTAGGGTATTGGCCGGGAATTTCCAAAACGAAATCTTGTCTTTGCCAGTTGTTACCATTTTTTGAGACACCCGATTGTATCGGTTGTGCCACAATAATTTTTCCTTCTAATTTCATTGTTCGCTTATAAATAGTTAAACACTATATGCCCGGCCTTTTCAAGTTTACGGGCATAATCTAACATTCTTTCTTTAGTGCTGAAACTTTCATCATTCCACCAAATGCCAAATCTTTTAATCTGACACTGATAGCGTTTGTCTCCTAATAGATTCTCGGATATTCCTATACGATATTTTGCCATTTTTATTCATCATCCCCAGCCGGATTTAACTTGTCTGACTCATTGATTGCGCGGCTGATAATATCACAATCAGTAAGTTTTCGTTGTATGATAGCCATCCCCCTTTTGCAATTATCACTTTGATTGAGGTCACAATACCCTCCCTTATATAAAATATCAGAAAGTTCGTCCAATACTTTAAGTGTGTCAGTGAGCCGGAGATATGTTATTCCGGTTACTTCTTTGTTGTATGGACGGACTTCTTCTATCCGTTTGTCAAGGGATAGACAAGCAAGCTCTGCCATACATCTTGTAAGTTCTACTTTGGCAAGTAAGGCACTGTTTTCAATCCGGCATTTGTCAAATTCCAGTTTAATGGAGTATTCCATTTTAAGCAGATCAGGTTGTACTTCATCTGCAATATACTGGTTAGCATCAGCCATGAAAAAAGCCCGGTGTCCAGCTATTTTATTGATTTTCTTTTCATATTGAAGCATCAACTGTTCCAGTTTATTTCCTTGCTGCTTTACGCGGAAACGACAAAGCCTTGATTTACGTAATTCACTTAACATTTCTACAATTAAGGAACAAACTATGTCATTGGTGAACAATATGTTATATATTGCTGCCAGTGTGATATTTTCAGCTTTTAACTTCTTGTCTTTTATATCACCTATTTTTCTTTCCATAAGTTCATGAAATCTTTATAGACACATGGTAGTGCAAAGATAAGGACAAACGTCTCAACAATCAACTTTATTAATTGTCCGGTTCCCATATCAATCCATTCTGTTTTTATTATAATTCATTTTGGCTTCAATGAGTGAATCAATGTCACATTTGAAATGATGTAGTGTACTTAGGGCAACAATGATTACATCTGCCAGTTCTTCTTCTACATCTAAATACTCTTTAATATGTGGAGATTTCTCACCCGTACACTCAAAGACTTCGGCAACTTCTTCAAGCAGATCGCGGTGAAGATTGTTGTTGCTATCATTGTCGGGATCAATCTTTCCACGTCTTACGGCACATTCATAAGCTTTCTGCGCGATCTCATTTAATTTTCCCATTATCAATATGTTTTATCCAGTTATTATCTTTCTCCAAAAACCATTGCCAGCCATTTTGGGGCTTGATTTTTCGTTTTATATACCGGCGAACTGTGGCATAATTCAGATTTAGCTTTTGGGCGGCTTGGGTTATTGAATCGAATCTATACCATTTGCCTTCGGGAGTGATTGCGATACACGCAAAGGCATGGGCGTTTCCATTAGACCAATATCTATGTCCTTTCAAAGCCTCGCTGTGTCTTTTTCTTATTTCAACAGCTCTCTCTTTGCCATAGTATTCTTCATAGGTTTTTCCTCTTAATCCGTGGTGATAGCCTTTATTGAAAACATTATGTCCGTTGACAACCCGTGTGACCGGTATTTCAGGGTCTAATCTTAATTCCATATTATTCCTTATTTTTGTAATTATCTCTTCTCATTTGGTGATAGCGATAGTACATGGATAAGTCGAGTTTACGAATGAAATTATCATCCGCTTTCATGTCAGAAACTTTTTGGGCAGGCTTGACTACCTCAAAGAAAATTCTCTTTACCGCATACCTTCCCTTTTCAAGAGAATAACATTGCACTGATCCTTCATAAGCATAAATAAGCCCGGCAAAATCAGGGACTTCATCGGGCTTTATCAAACTTTTTGGTACTATATAATAAAAATAATTGGTACGTTGGCCGGAAGTGACAACATCAAACTTGTTCTTGCCATATTTATCACTTTTCTTTTTATCCTTATGGAAATCACATCTGCTTACTTTTACTTCATATTCATAAGTCAGGCGTGACCGGGTAACTTCCAATAAGTCAGCTTCCCATTTCCCGACAAAAATATTGGGAAAGATGCGGTTTCCTTTTTTATCACGAAAAACATGATCGCAAAAGCCTTGTATAATATCAAGTGTTTTCATTTGATCTTTCCATGTTCCTTATCCAGTTCATACTCAAAAAATCCTTTTGCCTTATCATAAAGTCCGTCCTTTATATCAGAGAAATACATAGCGGCATTAAAGGCTTTCAATGCTGCCACACGAGCTTTCTTCTTATAATAGTCTGCCCGTTTGATCGTATTTTCTTCTTTTCTACGTTCTTGCTGTTCCAAATATCGGTCAACCGCTTCTCGTCCCCAACGGAACATGTCTTCTTTGTCGGCAAAGGTGGCAGATTCTTCACGGATCAGCCTTTTCTCCGAGGAAATGACATAAGCTGATATTCCTTTGTATCTACGAATGGAAACGGCTATGTCGAAACCTTTATATGAGCACTGCTCTACGTACCCACCGAGGGTATAGGGAAATTCATTCTTTTCGATCATTGTGATACCTCCATAAAAATCCATGAGATGATTTTCCAAGTCCTTTACAAACTCGAACAATAGCAGAACCGGGTATGTGTAGGACTCGTTCAATTTCTCTAATTGAATTCCATTCTTTTATAAATTGATTGTCAGTAGAATATTGAATAATCTTTTTGGAAAGTTTGTTGTTATTCTTTAATGATAAGCTTAACCTCTGATTTCGAGCTGCATAGTTGTTGTTATATAACATGTTACACCACTCTAAATTCTCAACGCAATTATTAGCTTTATTCTCGTCTTTATGATTGATAATAGGATAATCGTGCGGATTAGGGATGAATGTTTCTGCTACAAGTCTATGTATATAAACAGTCTTGCCTCGATTATCCTTCCATAAAGCAACGACTGGATAGCCATTTGGAGCAATAACCGCTGTTAATGTTTTACCTCGAACATGAATAGGTATTTTGTTTTTTCTAAAAATGATTCTATCAAGAGAACGCACGTTTCCTTTATTTGATATTTGGTACAAACTTTTATATCCATTAATATCTTCCCATATTTCTGTACGCATATATCGTTATTCTATATTTGAAAACCCATATAATTAATTCTCCGTTTCTAATTCTTATGGCAGGGATAAAACAATCGTGCAGCTTGTCAATACGCATAATCAAATCTTTTCGTTAAGTTTTTCAAGAAGTTCATTCGCACAGTTCTTTGCGTATTCTTCATCTTCATCATGAAAGGACTTGACTGTTATCCAAATCCCTGCAAATTTAACTTGCACCTTGTAATCAGGAAGAAGGTATTTTTCTCTGTTTCCGTTGCGATTATCTTCTACGAATGTAGTAGTTTTATTAATTCTGTACTGTTTCATCATTATTTATTTCTTTAGAGTGGCAATTTCTATCAAGTATCTCAATGCGCTTTTTAACCCCAGTATCAAATCCTTCCTTATAGTCTTTAGTATGCTCGCCTACAACATATATAGTCATTGACAGCCAAAAAAGAAGTATGCCAACGATTTTATACCAGCATGGTAAAGATACAGAAAAGGGTTTTAAGGTGATGAGAAATCACCGATCCACAGAAGACCGGCAATGAGCATGAATAAATATAAGATTTTCATCATTTATCATTGTTAAGTTCAACATATTTGCCTTGTAAAGAGCAATTCCTTAAAATTTCGGCATTTTCCCGGCCAAATGCAATAAGAACACTACCGCAACCGGGGCTGTCCCCACGTGTTCCATCGGGACGGAAGAATTTTATTCGATTCCTCAAAAACATCATACCGGTTGCTTTCGTGAAGATGATGTCTTGAAACTTATTGCTGTCACACCGGTTAAAAAGTAGTGCTATACCGTTGCCGTGTTCTGCCAATTTCTCTACAAACTGCCACATAAGCGGTTTGGAGTACGGAGGGTTAAGCCAAATTCGCCCCCCCCAATTTTGTATAAGACCATTGTCCTGCTTGTTGTACATGATTTTTGCAGTAGGCCAAAGAGGGTGCATGGGAGCACATGGATCAAGGTCAAATTCACCTAATGCTTCAATGATTTCTCGTGGTGTGTACCATTCATCGGAAGCGTTTGCAGATCGTTCAAAAGATGTATTCATGTATTACTTACATTTAGGATTTTACGAATTTCTATATGATCGCAATTTTCATCAGCCTTTTTCAGAATATAAGCAATCTCTTCTTCCTTCCTCATGTTCTGTGGACGTTTCGTTGCTTCTGCTCTCAATTCAGAAATAATTTTATCTACTTCAGGATTAGGAGTTTCATATAATTTTTTAAGTTCAGCGGCTCTAAGTTTAATAAGTTGCTCTGTCTTTTTGTTTAATTTCATCTTACAACATATTCTGTTATTCGTAAATTGGTAGTTTCATAAAACACATCCACATAGTCTTGCCATGTCTTCCGGTGGTGTGACCGAACAACGGCTGCCGTCCGATGGCTTTCAATACTTCTCTAACCGTTATTTGCTCTTCATTCCATTTGAAAATGAGAACGCCGTAATCTTCAAGTACTCGAAAGCATTCATCAATTCCTTTTTTTATCACCCTTGGCCAATCTTCGGGAAGTTTACCATACTTCTTGGCCAACCAACTATTTTGACCAACCTTTAGAAGATGGGGCGGGTCAAATACCACCAGTTTAAAGGATTTATCCAAAAATGGCATATCGGTAAAGTCAGATACAATATCCGGATGGACTTTCAGGCTTCGACCGTCGCAAAGAGTATGCTCTTCATCTCTGATGTCAGCAAACAAGATCAAAGGATTTTCCTTGTCGAACCAAAACATCCGGCTACCGCAACAGGCATCTAATATGATTTTCGTTTCACTCATTTCTATTTTATAATTCGTCAAACTCTTTTTGTAATTCTTTTATCTTACTATCCAAAGCATACATATAGCACTGAAGGAAATTCTTACCAAAAATTTCTTCCTTTAATGGTACATCATTGTGCATTCTGTTGTATGTAAATATCAATCCACCACCATATTTTATGTTAGAATTTTCAAGTGCCATCTTATGATCTTTGTATTCCTCTATTTTATTGTTGATTTCTATTGCTTTGTTGAATTTATCTTTATCCATATTTCTCCTTTTCATCTATCCTAGCAGCATATACATTGCTATTAGGAATAGATAATAAATTGTTGTTTTACTCATTTCTTTCTTTTTTATTACATATTGCAATCTCCACACATATCCACAAGGGAATCAAATTCTTCTCGTGAGTATTCAAATCCATTGATTACGATTACCTCGTTACCATTTTGGTCAAAATAAACTCCATCATTCATTTCTGTTCGATTTTACGGTTTTCTTTTAATTCTTCTTCACTGATATGTGTATTAGAATGATCGTCAAGATTAGAAATGTATTTGTGTTATTAGGGCCACAATACAAACACATTTTGGTAAAAGGTGAATATACCCTTCCACACTTCGGACAAATCCAACCTTGCTGTCCGAACATTCCATTAAAGTTTACTTCATTCATAATTACTCGGTTATTGGTTTATCAATCGGCATCCAGTGGGTTATATCCTTATCTTCAATCCAACCATTGGAGAGTGCCCACATGCCTTTGTTATATCCTTTATCTCTCCGCAGCCATCCTATGACATAATGCCGGATGGAGTTCTTATCATAAAGAAGAACTTCCTTGTTAGGCTCCGGCAACCGTTCCTTAACACTTATCCAAAGAGATTGCTTCGACTTCCATTCTGCACCTTGAACGAAATTCATCTCTCCAAACTTTGCCAAATCTTTACCGCTCAAAGTTCTGTCAACTGTCCTATGATTAAATAGGATATTTTCACTTGCCGCTTCTTCTACTGTCTGTTTCATTTATTCCCTGTCAAATAAATTAGTTTGAACCAACGTTCCTCTCTCTGTTTTTATCTCCCCAAAACATTCCCGGTGAAAACGTTCTTCTTGTGCTTCAAAGTATTCTTCATCTATTTCAGTTGCATAGAAATCGAATCCAAGTCCATAAGCAGCTATTCTGCTGCTTCCTGAACCTAAATGACTATCAAAAATTTTGTCTCCCTCTTTGGCGTTTTTTCTTAATATTTCAGCATATAATTTCACTGGCTTCTGACAACGATGGATATTTCCACCTCGTTCTCCAATTGTACACCGATTTAGAGTTATGATCCGAAGAGCCTTGTCAAAACTACTCCATGCCAATTCACCGTCAGACATAGTTAATCCATGTTGTCCTTTATCCCAAACAATCCAACCCATTTTGGGAGGAAGATAGGTAGTAAAGTAGTTACCACCAAAAATTATTTGATTCTTCGATACCCTGAATAGTTCCTCAAAATATTTCTTTCCGGGGGGGGACTTATCCCAATCCTTTCTTTTATATTGTTTAAAGCCTAAATGCTTCGGCATCCCACCTTTGTGCATTATGTCTATGCCATACTGGGGATCGACTATCGCTAAATCAAAGAACTTATCAGGAATCCCCTTCATGTATTCCATACAGTCCATGTTATATACTTCGCTTATCGGCATTATTTATATCCTTTCTATTCTGTTATTATTAATTTCATGTGCATTCTTGAAATCATTTTCTCTTCTTCTTTCAACTTATGATAATAATCTATAGCTTCATCTTTAGTATTGAATGTACCAACACACGAATAATGCCAAGATTCGAAAGGATCTTTGAGGATATACAAGTTGTATGAACCTAAGACCGTTTTCGCCAAATAGTAAGGATCTCGTATCATAATGTTCATTCCATTTTTATTTACTCGCATAGTCCATGAAACAGACTCATGCAGGCATATCCACCTTCCGGCTCGAACATATCAGGGGTATGTTCTTTAACATATTCCAAAACTTCCTCTACATAAGGATATTGTTTGTTCTTACAAAATCTTTGAGGTATGTATGATGGAGGGAAGAAGGAATGTCCCACGCTTTTCTCTGCTTGAATCAGACGCTGACACATTTCAGGATCATTTTTGGCTATAAGTTCAATTTCTTTGTGCCGACACATAATACATGGGAAACATCCAACACGTGAGAATCCGCGATAATACAATGGATTCGGTTCCTGCCCTGCATCCAGTATGCAATCTATAACTTGCTGCGCACTCCATTTAAAGATTGGCCTTAGAACAGAGGCGTCATATTGGGAACACCATTCTTTGACATCTTTACTTCGGTAATTTTCAGTTCTTCCTTTTTTATTAGGTTGAAAATACGATTTAAAGTACATACATTCCTCTTCCATTGCCGCACGTGCTGTACTTTCTCCGGCTCTGATACCTTGTATGATAATGCAGCTTTCTTTCAAAGAAAGTACATAATCAATCATTGGCTTCATTTTTAGTTCACTGGTACAAAACCGTGCATTCGTGGAAGGAAATCTTTTCTTATGAGCTGCTAAAGACACAAAATCGTATTTTGATTTGAGAGTTATAAGTTTTACTCCCATTTGCAGACAAACATCATTCACATGTTTATATGTGTCAGGGTGTTCCCAACCGGTGTCACAAAACACAGCGGTTAAATTTCCCCCCCCCATATTGTTTGAAGGCTTGGATCAAACATGCTTGTGAATCCTTACCACCTGAAAAACTTACTAATATTTTCATTTTTATGTCATTTCAATTTTTACATATTCATTTTTATTAATCCCGGCACTACCTTTGGGAGAATACACTAATCGGCCTCCATTATCCAATATCTTTTGTACATCTTTCATAGCTTGGTATGCTTGGGTATAGTCTTTGTATTCTTGGTGGCCTATTGGATATTTGCAATATCTTCTACCACCGTCAGGCATGATGCTGATACCGAATACTGTTTCATAAGTTTTTCGGTTGAAATTCTGTTGAGTCCTTACTTTCATTTTTTTTGATACATTTTCCCAGTTTAAGTATAAATACACATTCGTTATCCGGTGCTCCCCAATTGGTGTTACCAACTCCGATGGTTATAGATTCAAGTTCAAAAAGCATTGTCCGTTTGGTGTAGCCAAAACGGAAGCGAACATGAGTGTATTCTTTGGGGTGAAAGCCGTTTCCACGTGTAATACAAGAAAAACAAATAGCTTTCTTACAATAGAAACCAGTCTTTTCATAGGAATTGCGACCTCCACATTTTGCTAATCTTCCGATCCAGTATTTCTTGATCTCTCTGTATTCTTCTTTCTTATTTCCGGATTCGATCATTTCATACCATTTTGCTTTTAATGGCAGGTCAAGGATTTTCATATTAACCATAGTCTAAAAGAGTTGCGGATTCTGTTTGTCGTGAAGGATTTTTTGAACACGTTCGATTTCTTCATCTACTTCACGCTCAATTTGTTTACTTATTCGTAAATCTATCTGTCTCTTATTTTTAAAATATTCTTTTTGGCAACGGCGCATTTCCACCACTTTGTCGAAAAATTCTTTTGGAGTCATAGATTTAAAAGGTATGGAAAAGGCCGCTTTAATGCGGCCTCCCCAGTGTGATTACTTTTTTCCAATCAGAAAGTCTTTCCACAATTCTTTGAATTGTTCTCCAAAGTAAATTGCGATTTCACTTGATTTTACAGCAAGGCGAGAGCCGAGATTCGCATACGAGTACGACCAATCGCTATACGAGTACGCATAAGCGAGGCCGCAATACGCACCGTAATTCGCATGACCGCCCCAAAGAACCAGCCGATTACGATCCTCTTCGTCCATTTCATCAATTTCTTTCTGATTATAAAGATAAAACCACGGCGTATAACGGTATTCATCTTTAGTAAATCGTGGAAAATCAGGATCGTTGTTTAACGCACGGGCAATAGTGCATAGTTTGATGTAGGCGAGGTGTGTAATATCAGCTACTTCTTCTTTGTGTCCGTCTTCATCTTCAACAAGTAGGCGAACAATGGGTTTTACACCTACTGCTTCACAAGCATCTTCGTAAGTTTTGATATTGTGATAGTCCGTATAATCCGGCTTCTGCTTTCCGAATAAAGCTGTTAGAATACTAATTGCTTTAGGACAGTCGTTTGCTTCACTAAAAGCGGCTGTAACCTTTTCTTGTGTGATTTTAAGTTCTGACATAATGTAAATTATTTATTGTTAATACTATATCCGAATAATGCAAAATCTCCCCGGCACGGATCATCCGGGAAAATTGTTTTCATGTAATTGGTTACTTGTTGAACCATTTTCCAGTCTTCTGTTTTGCGTGTTGTTATCCCAAGCCGGTGTGCCATCTTTGCAACATGCGCATCCAATGGTATGTATAATTCTGTTGGATGAATAATAGTCCAAATACCTAAATCCACCGGCGATTTTCGTACTACCCACCGTAGAAACAGACAAATACGCTTGCATGGAGAATCACGCTCCAATTTTGGAATACCTTTTACGCCACCAAAATCTGTTTGTATTTCACGGATAACATTATTGTAACCCTCATAAAAGACTTCCAAATCATCCCATTCCTGATATATGTTGTACAACCCTGGCAAATGCAGAAAAAGTCATGGTAGGTGAACATACGGTAGAAGGTATTTGTATTTTCTTTGTATTGTTCCCATACTTTGTTCATAATGAAGGCGTAAGGAGAATTACCCATTAGATTATCCAAAATTTCCGCTTGCTGCATTATCAGTTTGCGATTCCCGAAAGCTATCCATGAAGTAAGAAAGGCACTGATTTCTATGTCCTTTTTATCACTGTACTTATGTGGGAAAAATATAGGATCATCTTTTATAAAATCAGGTGTTTCAAATTGTTTTGCCCAGTCAAGTAGTTTGTTTCTTAGTTCTTCCATAATATTCTTCTTTCCATTTTTTGAAAGCGGCTTCTTTATCATTTGATTTCATTCTTTGCATGAATGATTGATGGGATTCCAGTAGTTCTTTGGCCTCTTCATCTCCATTTTCCGATCTTTCAGTTAGATGTTTGATATATTCTCCATAGAACATTCCAGTGTTGTCGTTATTTTGTTCATGGGCTTCATTAATTGAAAGAGAAGAAACAATTTCATCACGCTGTGCATCGTATTCATTTAACCAGCCGAGAATGATATTACCGTCCAGTCTATCGTAAATCTTACCGGAAGCCATAGCATTACGGAAACACAATTTGATTTCCTCCAATTTGAGATAATAGAATCTGTCTATTATTAGATCAGCGGTAAGTGCCACTTGAACATCATTCATCGTTTTTCCAACATTGAAAAAAGACACAAGCTCGTTAATCGCAATTACCAGTATAGCTCTTGCACCAGCCAATGTGATTTCTCTTTTTATAACGGAGAGTGGTAGATTAGGAGTATTGAGAACAGCTTCTTTAATCGAACTTACGTGCAATCCCTTGTAATACTCCGCTTGCAAGGTCAGCAAGTCTTTCAACGCTTTCTTTTCGGTTGCCGGGAGATTGCTGTTGACTTGAATTAAGTTGTTTCCCATACTTGTTAAAATCATTATTAGACCATCTGACTAAACGTTTGGAAACTTCAAATGTACGTTCCTTCTCAAAGCGCATTTTCCGTCCTCCGCATTCAGTCCAATACTCGAAAAAGTCCTTCAACATATCATCAGGATATTTCCCTCTATACATGAGAACTTCACTTCTGAATTTGTCTTTCCTTTCAGAAAGAGAATCCTTATTCATATTCATCTTATGGCCTAATCCAGCCATGAATGCTTGTTCCAATGTTGCATCAGGATGATCCCGACACCATTGAGCTGCTAATTCTTCTGATTTCATTTGATTTATAATTTAGATAACCAATATTTCCATACTCGTGAGGCTACTTGCGCCATCATAACGGGTGGTACACTCATTCCACAGATATAATGTGGGGATTGGTTGAGGAAAAGGTAATCTTGTGGAAATGTGGATATATTACATACTTCTGACCGTGATAAATATATAGGCTGCTTAAAAGGAATAATTGAGTCTGCATGAGTTGTTAGGGTGTAGCTTACTTTGTTCTCATATAGATATTGTTGATTAAAAAAGCCTCGTTTCCCAGTTTGTTTTTTATAAGCCTCTGCCAAAGCAATATCTCCTGCCACTCTCTGCTCAAATAACTTCTTCATTTTTAATCCAATAGCTTTTCCCTTGTAATCCGCATATTCCCCATAATATATTTCCGGTTCATTAAATTCCATGTTGATGTATGGCTCAACATTGAAGAGGTCTGACACTTTTAGAAAATGGACTCCCAGATCATGCCTGATACATATAAAGAATACACGTTCTCTTTTTTGAGGTACTCCCATTTTAGAAGCATCAAGAAGAAAATGCTGACAATAATAACCAGCTTCCTCAAAGTCTTTGTATATACGTCTGACATAATCAATCGCATTCCCTAAAAGAAGTCCTTTCACATTTTCAGCAATAACGATTTTAGGTTTTAAGCGTTTGGCAAGTGCAATAAAATCAAAAAAGAGCGTGTCTAAAACTTGTGTCTTTTGACCTTCCTTGAATTTCTTTTCTTTACCCCACGCATCTTCACGTAATCCCGACATGCTAAATGTACTGCAAGGTGGTGATCCGTCCAATATATCTAAATTGTACAATTCTTCGGGAAGATTATTCCTTCTCACTAAATCACGAATATCTTCCAAATAACTATACTGGGGATGATGGTTTGTTTCATAGCATTTCATCATTCGTGGATCAATCTCATTACAGCCAATAACATCATAACCGGCTATTTTGTAACCCATAGTAGAGCCACCGCCACACGCAAAACAAGAAAAGACCTTTCCTTTATCTTTAGTAAAAACAGTATCTTCTAAAAACCAGCGATACGGATAGAGATGTTGGGGGGGGGTAATTACATCTTTCATCATTCCACCTCCCATAATTCAGCTACTCTTTTGAATTCTTCATCAGCCGGAACCGGGCAATCTTTGATCCATTGCATATCTTTTACTTGCCATAACGAAAGGTTTGTGTTGTCAGGAATATGCTTTTTAATATCAGGAAAAAGATTGAGTCGAAGAGATTTACTTTCCATAAGTTCATCTTTGTAGTCCAACAAAAAATTATTGGCCTTCAATAAACTATGAACATCATTAGCAGAATGTGGAGTGTAAACAACTCCATCGAAATATCTGATATAATTGGGAAGCATATCAGCCAGTGCCGTATATAGAAATAATTTTCCTTTATTGCCATAGGCCAATTTCTGAACGGTTCTGATACTTTCGGCCAAATTTGACAGTTTTTCAGGAAACAAAAGTGGCTCTCCACCAGTTATCATGATCTCTTTGTAATTAAAATGCTCAACAACTGGTAATTTTGAAAAATCCCATGAGTTGTTGCAACACATAGGACATTTGTTCGGACATTTGGTTGTAACCAATAGACGTAACTTTTCCATTATAATGATATTGTTTGGGTAAATTTTAATTCTCCGGTATATCCACGCGCTTTCAATTCTGCGATAAGTTCCCGTGGAGAAAATCTTGCCAATTCAGGATTGGAATATATTTTCTTCAATCCCCCCCCGGAGTTTTCTTACGGTTTTTGGCATAAACATTACCGCACTCTTTGCAATATGTCTGCAATCCATCTTCGGTTGAAGCATTTTTCCAAAACTCGCTGGCCGGAAGTTCCCGGCCACATTTACTGCATTTTTTAAAATTTTCCATTATTCCTTTTCTTTAATTCTACCATATTCACATATTAGTAAGGCATCCGAAGTTGCCAATGTAACTTTTGCATACGGGAACAGCTGTTGAGCTTTCTTCTTTAAGGTGTTTTTCCATTCTGTCTTACTCAATTTGTCTGTATTCCGTAATCCGAAAGCTTTTTGCCAAATTTGTGGAGATACTGTTACTGTCGGAATCCCACAAGCTATCAATCCCATAGTCAGCTGTCCGTAACCTTCTCCAAAAACAAAAGAGGCAGAAGCACTTTGTCCGGTCATGCCATTCACTCGTTCCAAATAACAAACGCTATTTTCTTTGTATATAGAGAGAAAATCTAATAAGTCTTTGGGAGTTGGTGGCATTTTGATACACTCCAATAATCTGTTATTCTCGGTGTCGTACACTACAATTCCACCGTTTTTGCCAACATCTATACCTATGATCCTTCGTTTCATAAATTATACTTTTTGTTTACAAATCTTTTGAGCTTAACTATATCTTTCTTTCCAAGCCTTAGTGCTTCACTGGTCTTGATGTCAGAAGGTGATGCTTTACAATTCTCGGTTATCCTTTCAAAATGTCGGATAAAGGATTTTAAGAAATAGTCGGGAATTTCAACTTTCATAATGATTGATTTATGAGAATAAGCCCGGACTCGAACCGGGAACTGTTGCAATCAGGATTTTCGTTTCTGCTTCCGTTTGTACGTATGTCAAGTGTTAATAGCATGATTACCTGACTCGTGATGCTATTCGTGCATTTTTACCACAGAAACTAAGCGTCTTCCAATTCCGCCACTTATTCGTTTGCCTCCACAATAGAGGCATTCTTATATGAACAAAAAGACTCTTTGTAGTATCTACCGCCGTGGAGCGTATGCAGCGTACTCGGCTCGACTTGCAAAGAGAAGAAAAAAGGTGAGGCATGATAGTTCCCGGATAGGCGGTCAAGCCACACCGGGAGAAGCTGATTATTAATCGGGTTAATAATTATTATTTTGTTATTTTTAGAAATTCAGGAGCAATACCATACAAAGGGCTTGTTCCATCCCATTTGTCAATGAACTGTTTATATAATATTTCTTTTGTCAGACCTCTTGACTGAATTAGAGCCTGCTCGGTTTTTAACTGTTCCAGTTCATTGCGCTTCTTCTGTTCCTCAATTTGTTGATCCAACACGGAGATATTGGTATTCACTTCATTTCTACTATCAATTTTTTCGCGAACTTTATCGGAGAACTCCAACTGGGCAGAGAATGTGAGTAATTGCAGACCTCTTTTTTCAAACTCTTTGTCAACTATTTGTTCCAATCGTTTCTCAAACACTAATGAGCCTCCATCAGCCATCAGGCTATCAGTTTTATGCTTCCGGCTTTCCTCTTTTATCAAATCATATATACGTGGCTCCAAAATGTTATCTTCTAACGAAGACATGAAATCACTTCCACGGCCAATATGCTTGTTGTCAAAGACAACATCAATGGCACGGTTCTTGATAACTTTATAGCTATATGTGGGACGTGCCTTGAACTCTGTATTATCGGCTGCTTTCAGTGTGACAGCTTCGGCAAATTCTCCACGCTGATCGAATAGCGGAACTTGAAAAAGCTCTGTGCCTAATTCCCATGTAGATACCTTACCGGCAACGATTTTAAAATCTTCTTTCCCTTGTTTGCCGTAGTTCTCCATAAGGACACCGGCATAATTGGGAGCAACTCTTTCGCATGAAGCAAACAAAACAACGGCAAATAGTGCCACAATCAAAAAATCAATCTTTCTTTTCATTTTC